ATGGCTGGCGCACAACGTTATCTCCTGAACCGCGATGGACGATTCTTTGCCCGGCTGGTGGTGCCGAAAGATCTGCGCGCTGTCGTGGGCAAGTCTGAGCTTCGGGCACCTCTTGGCCCTGATCGTCGGACGGCCATAAAGCTGCTGCCCGGCGCGGTGGCGCAGCTACAGCACCAGATCGCCCAAGCTGAGCGCACCGCATCCCCGGCAAATCTTTCAGCCGCCCCGGCCCGCTATCCGCTGGCCCCTGAGCAGATCGCATTGAGCCACTATCACGAGCGCCTTACCTTCGATGATGAGTTGCGGAATGACGTTCGATATTCTTTTGGCTCTATAGACGACATGCACGTGCAGAGCCTGCGCGATGCCATGGCGGGCAGGTTGAACGACGAAGAATTGTCAGGGCTGATAGGATCAAGCATAGAGCGCTTTCGCAGGGCCGGGAACCTGACTGCACAGATCGGTTCGGATGAATGGCGCCAGATCGCCCGCGCCCTGTGTGCGGCAGAGTATGAAGCGTTGTCCCGCGTGGCAGAGCGCGATGAAGGCGACTTCACCGGCCAGCCGGAACACCCGGTGATAGTGAACGCGAAGCCGCCAGAAGATCAGCCCGCCCCGGTGAGCCTGTCTAAGCTATGGGATGATTACATAAAGGCGCGCACAACGGCAGGCTTCATGAAGGATGGCGGAAAGCGGATGCGCCCTGTCGTAGCCAGCTTGCGAAAGTTCCTTGGGCACAATGACGCGCGGCAAGTCACCAAGAAAAACCTGCTGGACTGGCGAGACACTTTGCTTGCCACGCTTTCCGCGAAGACGGTTTCCGACATGTATCTGTCTGCCGTGCGGTCCCTGTTTCAATGGGCGCACGACAATGAGCGCCTGCCTGAGAACCCAGCCGCCGCTGTGAAACAGGACAAGCCAAAGAAACAACGCCCCCGCGAAGCTGGCTATACCGACACGGAAGCCAGTAAGATTTTGAAGCTGTCCCGGTCCTATCAGCCGAATGCCGATCAGTTCGGATACGTGCGGGAGACTCCCGTGTCTGTGAGTGCAAAGCGATGGGTTCCGCTCCTGTGCGCGTTTAGCGGTGCCCGCGTGTCTGAGATCACCCAGCTTCGCAAAGAGGATATCCGGCAAGAGGGCGACCGCTGGATAATGCGTATTACACCCGATGCAGGCACGATGAAGGCAGGGCACTACCGCGATGTTCCGCTGCACCGGCAAGTGATCGAGGAAGGCTTTATTAAGTTCGTGGAAGAGGCAGGGCAGGGGCCGCTGTTCCACAACGGCAAAGACCCCGCCACGTTCGCAGCCAAAGCCGTTCGGATGACAAATCAAGTCGGGACATGGCTTGTCGATAGCGGTCTTGTCCCGGACGGATTGCAGCCAAACTACGCATGGCGGCACCGCTTCAAAACCCAAGCGCGAGATATGGGCGCTGATATTCGTGTCGTGGATGGAATTCAGGGACACGCCGGGCGCAGTGCATCCGATGGATATGGTGATGTGAGCATCACGGCAAAACTGCGGGTGATAGATGCGCTGCCGTCTTACGTGATAACATAACAAATCGCTTGCCGTAACGCGCTATATGTGGCATTTTCGCCACTGTAGCGAGTGTCCTTGTTTTCTGGTGCGGCGTAGTGAGTTCTTTGTTTTCCCGGTTCAAGACTGCTTTGGGCGGGAAGGGTGAGGCGAAAGCCTTTGCTCTTTCCGACCCCGAAGCTTTTGCCCTGTTCGCTGGTGCGCCATCTGTCACAGGGCAGCATGTCGGACCTTTGACCGCGATGCAGGTTCCGGCGGTGATGTGCGCTGTTTCCCTGATCAGCGAAACCGTAGGCACCTTGCCTGCAAAGCTCTTCGATCGCGAGTCCCGCCAAGCCCTGACTGAGCATCCGGCCTACAGCCTGATGCACGGTGAGGCGAATGACTGGACCAGCGCCGAAGCCCTGCGCACAGCCCTGACCGCCGATGCCCTTTTGAACGACAAGGGCGGCTTTGCGGTGGTGGTGCGCAACGGTGCCGGTGAGCCGATGGAACTGCACCGCGTTCCGCCGTCTTCTGTCAGTGTTCTTGCCGAACCCGATGGTGAGCCGTTCTATACCGTCCAGACCGATCGGGGGCAGGTGCGCTACGGCTTCCGCGATGTGGTGCATGTCCAATCCTTCGGGGGCCGTGCGCCGATCACGCTGGCTAAGAACGCCATTGCCCTTGCCGCCGCCTTTGAAAGCCACATCGGCAAGGTCTTTGCCAATGGTGCGCAACCCGGCGGCATCATCACTTCCCCCAAGCGCTTGGATGAGGTCGCAAAGCAGAACCTCAAGACGGCTTGGACAGATACCCATTCCGGCCCCAAGGCCGGTGGTGTGGCGCTGCTTGATGAAGGGATGCTTTATCAGGCCGTCACCATGACCCTGACCGATGCGCAGTTTGCCGAGAACCGCCTTGAGCAGATCCGCGAGATCGCCCGCGCGTTCCGGGTGCCCCCGACAATGCTGTTTGAGCTATCGCGCGGCACTTGGTCCAACACCGAAGAGATGGCGCGGCAGTTCCTGCAAGTGACTTTGCAGCCATGGCTTCGCTCTTGGGAATGGTCCTATTCCCGGTGCCTGCTGACCCCGGATGAACGCCGCGACGTTTACGCGGAATTCGTGATCGATGATCTGCTTTCCACCAGTCATGCCGCCCGTGCCGCTGCCTATGGGCAGTATCGCAGCATGGGGGCGATGACCGCCAATGAGGTGCGCGGTGGCCTGAATCTGCCGCCGCTGGCTGGTGGTGACGTTCTGGAAAACCCCTACACCACGACCAGCGCAAAGCCTGACCCGGCATCCGAGGAAGCCCCAAATGAATGACCTGATTAACCACCGCGCGTTCCTGGGGGAAGGTGAGCATGACTTCTGCCTGACAGATGCAATGATCACCGAACTTGAGCACCAGACCGGCACCGGCATTGGTGCCCTGCAAATGCAGATGATGCAGCTACAGTTCAAAGCTGACCATCTGGCCCTGATCATCCGCCTTGGGCTGATCGGTGCGGATATGAACCCTGAGAATGCACACCGCCTTGTCGAAGCCTATGTGCGCAACCGGCCTTTGGGTGAGGTGTTCCCGCTGGCGCTGGATATCCTTGATGCCCGCTGGAACGGGAAAGCCCAAGAGGTGGCAGCATGACCGAACATATTGAGTTCAAGGCGCAGCTTGCCGTCACCGATGCGGGCGAGATCACCGGCCTTGCGTGGCCTTTTGGTTCCGCTGACCGCGTGGGTGATGTGATCGAAAAGGGTGCATTCACTGCGCCTGCATCGCTGCCCATGCTGTTCGCCCATGATCAGACCCAAGTGATCGGCGTCTGGAATGAGATCGGTGAAACTGCCGATGGTCTGACCGTCAAGGGCAAGCTCTTGGTGGAGGACGTGGAACGCGCCCGCGAAGTGCGCGCCATGATCCGCGCCGGTGCTGTGTCCGGCCTGTCGATTGGCTTTGTCGCCAAATCTGCAAAGCGCAATGCTAAGGGCCGCACGATCAGCGCCCTTGAGTTGCACGAAATCTCTGTTGTCGCGGTCCCGGCACATCCGGGCGCACAGATCACCTCTGTTAAAACCATTGTAACGAGTGAGACCCAAATGGAACTTGAAGATACCCAAACCCCGGCCAATGCGCCGACCATCGACACCAAGGCTTTCGATGACATGAAAGCCCGTCTGGACAAGCTGGAAGCCAAGGGCAACCGCCCCGGCATTCCCGCGATTGTTCAAGGTGCTGCCAATACCAAAGCCTTTGTCAGCTTCCTGCAAGGTGCTGAATTTGACAAAAAGGCGCTGACCGTCGCCGCTGATGCCCCGGCCTATGTGCTGGCACCGGAAGAAACGTCCGGCGAGTTCATCCGCAATCTGGTGGAATTCAGCCCGATCCGCGCCATCGCTGATGTGCGCACGACCGGCAGCCACACGATCCTTCTGCCCAAACGCACCGGCATCACGAATGCCGTCTGGGTGGGCGAGACGACCGCCCGCACGGGGTCCGAGCCGACCTTTGATCAGTCCGAGATTGCGGTCAAGGAACTGGCAACCTTTGTGGACCTGTCGCTGCGCATGCTGGAAGATTCCGGCAACGTCGAAGCCGAAGTGCGCCTTGCGCTGGCTGAAGACTTCGGCGCGAAAGAGGCGAAGTCGTTTGTGAACGGCACCACGGCTTTTGAACCGCAGGGCTACATGATCGCCCCCGGCATCGCAGTGACCAACAACGGCCATGCAACGGTTCTGTCTGCTGATGCCCTGATCCGGCTGATGTATGCCATGCCCGCGACCTATCGCAACCGGGGTTCGTGGGTGATGAATGGCACGACCCTTGCCGTGATCCGCACCCTGAAAGACGGCGCAGGCAACTACCTGTGGCAGCCGTCCTATCAGGCAGGCCAGCCGGAAACGATCCTTGGCCGTCCTGTCGTGGAAGCGCTGGACATGCCGAACATCGCCGCCGCCGCCACACCGATCATCTTCGGTGACTTCAAAGCGGGCTATCGCATCTATGACCGGGTGGAACTGGACGTGCTGCCTGATCTGCTGACACAGCGCACGGTTGGTCTTGCCCGCTTCCATGCCCGCCGCCGGGTGGGTGCAGGCGTGGTGCGCAGCGATGTGTTCCGCAAGCTGTCGATGGCAGCCTGAGCCTGATGCCATGCTTGCCGGCGAGGATATCAGGCTTGCGCACGGTTCTTATACCGTGCGCCTGCGCCCGACCTTGCGGGCAGCAACGCGCCTTGAGCGCCTGCACAACGGATACGGCCCGCTGTTCGATCGGCTGGCCGCGTTCCACATCGGCACGGTGCATGAGATCATCCGCACCGCAGCGACTGACCCCGATCAGGCAGACCGCTTCCTTGCAAGCTTCAGCGCAGCGCCGCTACAGCACCTTGCAGAGATCACCCAAGCCCCGCTTGCAGACCTGATCACCGGCTTCCTGCCGAAGTCATCCAAGGGTGACACAGGACAGGGCAGGGCGGTGCCATGGCACGATGCCTATGCGCAACTCTTTCGGTTCGGCACCGGCTGGCTGCAATGGACGCCGCAACAGACATGGGCGGCAACCCCTGATGAGATCCTTGAGGCTGTCGAAGGCCATATCGGCAAGCTCAAAGCCATCCACGGTGCCGCCGATGATGATGACGCGGAACACACCCAGGACGATTATACCGCCGATCGGCTGCACCAGATCGCAGAACAAGGCTTCGATCCCGAGTTTGATCGGGAAGGGCTGCATGCCCTGAAAGTGAAGCTCTGATGCCCCGCCCACCACATTTATGTTCCTGTGGCAAGCTGGTGCCGCATGGTGCCCTGTGCGCCTGTCAGATCGCCGGAAACCGCGCCCGCAATGCACGGCATGACGCCAAGCGCCCAAGTGCCCGCCAGCGCGGCTATAACCACGAATGGGAGAAAGCGCGCAAAGCCTTCCTGACCTGTCATCCGCACTGCGCAATGTGCCGCGCGCCCGCGACGGTGGTGGATCACATCATTCCGCATAAGGGTGATGATGCCCTGTTCTGGGATCGTCGGAACTGGCAGCCCCTGTGCAAGCCCTGCCACGATCGCCACAAGCAACGGCAAGAGCGCGGCCATGTCCGTTGAACCCGCCTATAAGCGCACCCATGGCAAATACCCGGAGCAAGACCTGTGGCAGAACGTCTTGCTTTTGGTGGTGCAGGATGCCCTTCATGGTTCCGTCAGCGATAGCTCCAAATTGCCAACTCGCCGCGCCCATGCCTGTCAGAGCGCCCGCGACTACCTGACAACCCCAAGCCTTGATCTTTCCATGGTTTGCGCGATGGCAGGACTGGATATGCAGGCGGTCATCGACAACATGACGCGCCAGATTGCCGCTGCACCCTCACCCGAGGAACTGGCAGCATCCCCTGTGCCAAGGCGCACGGTGCCAGCGGGGCCCAAGCCTGAGCCGAAGCCAAGGGCAAAGCAATACACCTACAACGGCGAGAGCCTGACCCTGAAAGAATGGTCAGTGCGCACCGGCTTGGCTGAGGGCACCCTTCGCAGCCGCATGTTCGAACACTGGCCTATAGATCGTGCCATGACAGAACCTGTCGGCTATCGGATCAATCGCCCGCCCGAGAAAAAGCCCAGACCGGCCAAACCTGATCCGCCCGCCCGCATTCTGAGACCGGCAAAGACACTCACCCATGCCGGGGAGACGATGACCCTGAAACAATGGGCTGCACGTCTTGGGCTGAGCAAGCCCACTATTGAAAAGCGCCTGCGCATGGGCTGGCCTATCGATCAGGTGCTGTCATCGCAGAATATGCGCGGGAAGAGGTTTGCAGGTAGGTAGCTTGGTGTAGACTTTCGGTAATGAAAGTGCAGCGCTTTGCCCTCTGTTTCCTGAAGCGATTAATTCAGTCAGCTTAAAATCTCGCCATTATATCACTAGTTCTTTGTGAATCGAGGCGACAACTTTGAAAGGACTGCTGCGATCTCTGAGCCGTCTAGCGCCAATGCCTCTTCCAAATGAAACCATTGAGGCCAAGCCACCTAGAGCGCCTCCAACAAGAGGCAGGCCTGTAGTAACTAAGCCGATCGCCTCCCAAGATACTGCGCGATTAAAGGCACTTTCAATCGCATCAACAGAAAGCGAGTAACTTACTTCCCCGAGATGAAATTTCCATTTACATTCCTTACTTACTTTGATCATGTCCGCGCAATGGCGATCGATCACTCTGATAAGCCGATTCAGTTCAAAATTTTGATCTGCTGCGTTTGATACTTGGGAGTAAAACTTATCAAGTTCGCTAGTAAGGCCAATGATCTCATCACTGCGTTTGAGCTTAAACTCTAACAGATCATTGATAGGAAAGTCCGCACTTGGAAGTGGAATCGCATTCGCTAAGGTAACTAGCTGACCACGCCCAGATCGAAAATTATCATTCTCTAGATAAAATGACTTTTCCCCTTCAGACAGAACCCACTGGCCCGGCTCCTTCTGATCTAGTGATAAATACTCCTCAATATGCTCTTTGGCAAAAAGTCTACCAGTTTCTCCACCAATAGATGCATTGCTTCCGTGCTCAATTCGAATCAAGGACAGCATATCTCCTATCCCAAGCTGCTCATCGAATCGGTTGGGACGCGGCCTAACTAGGATACCTGCGTTTTCAAGAAATTTCTCGTCTGAGTTAGAGGCAACGCTGACTATTCTGCTATCTGGCCATACTAAGCGATCCCAAAAAAGAGCCGCACGTCTTAATTCGGCAGAGTCGATATCATTGCTAACTTCCGCAGTTTTCCCATCAAACCTCATGGGCGCACTCAAGAAAATACCTCTCCCGAGTTTCGGTCGCATTCCGTAGTAAGGATCTAGTGATTTTCTTCGTTTTGCTTCGCCCAATTTTCGCTCCAAAACTTTACGGATTTTCGCATAGTAGCGCACATGCAGAGCTATCCAATACAAATACGCACTATTGTGCAAGAAAACCAACCCCGAAAAAGCAGATCAGAATAAGTAAGGGGGGGTGGTTCACGACTCCTGTCCCTCCTAGGGAACCGGCGGGGGGAGGCTCACGCAAGATACCCGACATATAACTTTTCCAAATCGAAATACTGTGATAGATAAGCAACAGTAATGAGTTGCGAGTATCGAGTATGGCTGTTTCAAACATCTGGGATCACCTGAATCTGCCTGATCAGGATGAGGCTCTTCTGGAAGACCTTGCCGCAGCGGCTTGGGCTTATGTCGGGAACGTCATAGGCGCACCTGTTCCTGATCCTGCACCGCCCGAGCTTGAACAGGCGGTGCGCATGCTGATCGGGCATTGGTATGAGAACCGCGAGGGAACTTCCGCAGATGGGGTTCGCTCTGTTCCCTTCGGTTTCGATGAACTGGTGCAGTCCTATCGCAAGTGGGTGGTCTGAATGTCAGACCTGATGAAGCAATCCGCCAAGCTGTCAGCACGGTTGAACGCCATCCCGCAAGAGGTGGTGCAGCACCTGCGCCCTGCCTTGATCGCCGCTGCACAGAATACAGCCGGAGTCATGCGCGCCCTTGTCCCGGTTGATGAGGGCGACCTGAGAGACTCCATTGAAGTCACCCCGCCCGGTGCTGTGACGCCACCTTATGCCGCTGGTGGTGGCAAGCGTATGGCAGGTGAGAACCAAGCCCTTGTGACTGCCGGAAACCCCGATGTGCGCCATGGTCACTTGCAAGAATTCGGGACGGTTGACCATGCTGCGCAGCCCTTCCTTCGCCCTGCTGAGCGCCTAACCCGTGATCAGAACCGCCGCCGCATTGGCCGTGCGGTGGGGCAGGCTATCAGGAAGGCGGGTGTGTGATGTTTGAACCGTCGCTTGCCCTGCAAACCGCCATTCGTGCCGCGCTGATCGCATCCCCGGCCGTCACTGCCCTTGTGCCGGCCGATCGCATCCGGGCTGGATCATCTAGGCCAGATTTTTTCCCTACGATCGTCCTGGCTGCTGGTAAGACTCTATTCCTTGGCCGCGCGTCAGGTTCACAACTTTGCGCGCGGGTAATTCTGGACCTGCATGTATGGGCTCTTGAGGATGGCGCTGACACTGCCCGGATGATCGGCGGCGCAGTGATGCAGACCCTGATCGATCCGCCCCAAGCCGAAGCCTTTGGCATCGATCAATGGGATAAGCCGTCTGTGCAGTGGATGCGCGACCCCAAGCCGGAACTGACTGCATGCCATGGGGTGATGCAGCTTTCTGGCGTTGTTCGGTGGAGGGTGTGATGCGCGCAGGATTACTACGCCATGAGATCAGCCTTGAACGCGAAGTTGAAACCGTTGCTGCATCGGGTGCGGTGGTGAAGACTTGGCAGGGGTATGCCAGTCGCCGCGCAGAGCTACGCGAAAGCACCGCCGATGAGTTCTTGAACAACACCCTTGAGGGCACCAGTCAGAAAGCTGTTTTCGTGATCCGCTGGACCGAAGGGGTGCAGATCGGTGATCGCCTTCTGCATGCGGGGAAGGCTTGGCAGATCGTCGGGCTGGTGGAGATCGGTAATCAGCGCGGGCTTGAGCTTCGGGTGGTAAGCCCATGAGCATGCACCTGCGCGGTGTGAAGCCGCCGATCAAGCCCGATCAGGAACCCCTGACCAAAGCACCCAAGGCACCGGCCTATTTCTCCACCTATGCCGTGGCAGAGTGGAAGCGCGTCATGCCGGTGCTGGTGCAGCGCCGGGTGATCTGTGCTGCTGATCTGGCACAGGTGGAAACCTACTGCTGCATGGCAGGACTGGTGCGCCAGATCGAGACAGAGCGCCAGCTTGGCGGTGGCGTCATTGATGTGAAGCTCTTCGGTGTCCAGAACCGGGCAGCACAGACCGCGCGCCAGCTTGCCGCGACACTTGGGCTTGATCCTGTATCCCGTGCCCGCCTTGGCAGTGCTGCACCTGATGGTGATGCCAGCCCGAACCCGCTGGATGTCTGACCATGGCGGCACCTTCCACCTTCCCGGAATGGGTATTCGATAACAGCCCGATTCCCGATCCTCTTGGCAAAGGGCAGAAGGCGGTGGACTTCCTGCGCAGCCTTCGGCACCCGAACAGCACAGAACCGGGCAGGGCTTTCCAGCTTTACGATTGGCAGGAACGTATCGTCAGAAAGATCTATTCGCCGCGTAATTCGGATGGCACCAGAGTGGTGAAGACGGTTCTGCTTTTGCTGCCCCGAGGGTCGAGAAAGACTAGTTTAGCCGCTGCCCTATCCTTGCTGCACCTGTTCGGCCCTGAGCGCCGTGCGGCAGGACAGGTGATCTTTTGTGCCTGCGACCGGGAACAGGCTTCGATTGGCTTTAAAGAGGCTGCAAATATCATCCGGGAAGATCGGCGGCTGATGCAGGCAGTGACGATCAGGGACGCCTTCAATAACAAAAAGCAGATCACGTTCAAAAACAACGGTTCTACGCTCACCGCTCTGGCGTCGGAATCCGGATCAGCACATGGGCTAACACCCGGATTCTCGCTTCTGGACGAAATACACGTCTGGAAAGGTCGTGATTTATGGGAGGCCATCAAGAGCGGGCAGGCGAAGACTGACGATTCTCTCATGGTGATCTGCACCACGGCAGGCCGGGGTTCCGAGGGTCTTGCCGCTGACCAGTTCGACTATGCCGTGCGCGTGGCGAAGGGCGAGATCGTCAATCCGGAATTCTTGCCTGTGCTGTTCATGGCTGAGCCGGGGGATGATTGGCAAGATGAGGATGTCTGGCGCAGGGTGAACCCCGGTCTTGTGCATGGATTCCCGTCGCTGTCTGGTCTGCGCGCCTTGGCAAAGGAAGCCGAGGGCAATCCGTCTGAGCTTGCCAGCTTCAAGCAGTTCAACCTGAATATCTGGCAGGCAAACAGCCGTGACCCGCTGTTCGATCTACTGACCTACGATGCCCGCACCTTCGTTGATGATGATGATGCTGATCTTGCGGAAATGCCCTGCTATGTCGGCTGCGATATGTCGATTAATGGCGACCTTACCGCCGTTGTGGCAGCATGGCGGCACCCGGATGGGCAGATCACGATCAGGCCGACTTTCTTCCTACCGTCCGAAGACCTTGAGCTTAGGTCGCGACGGGATGGGCTGCCCTACAAGCGGTGGGCTGATGATGGGCTGATCAAGCTTTGTGAAGGGCCGATCATCGATCCGGAAATGGTCAAGGATGCAATCCGCGACCTGTGCGCCAGTAACGAGGTGGAAGAGATCGCCTTTGACCCGCACCTTGCCCGCGTGACAATGCAGAACCTCTTGGATGAGGGCCTGCCGGTGATCGAAATGCGGCAAGCGCCCCTGACCATGGGTGTTGCCGCCGGTGATCTTGAGCGCTGTGTGAATGGCCGTTTGATCCGTCATGATGGGCATGCGGTGCTGCGCCAGCACTTCGCATCGGTGGTGGTGTCGCGGGCTGCCACAACCGGCCTGATCCGGATGCACAAGGGCAGGGCGACCGATCGGATAGATGGCGCAATCGCCAGTGCGATGGCCGTTTCCCGTGCATGCCAAGCTGGTTCGAACGCCAGTTTCTACAACTCCCCTGAGTCCTGTCTGTTCACCTTCTGATAGTAGCGAGTAACAAAATGAGTGTAGATCTTCCCGGCTTGATAATCCCCGTAGAAGCTAGAATTACAAAACTAGAACAGGGGCTTAAGCGCGCAGCGCAGGTGCAAGCCCGATCGGCTGTCACGATGGAACAGCGCGCCAAGGTGTCTGCAAAGCGCATGACCGATACCTATGAAAGCGCTGGCACCGGCATGAGTGCCGCCATGGCGAAAATCGCCGCGCCGATTGCCGGTATCGTGGTGGCTGACATGCTGATGGATATCGGGCGGGCGGCACGGCAGACAGTGGGTGCGATGGCCCGCGTTGGTGACGAAGCCAAGCGGGCAGGGGTAGGGCTTGAGGCTTTTCAGGAATGGTCCTTTGTCGCTGATCAGAACCGGATCAGCGTGGATAGCGTGATCGATGCATTCAAGGAACTGTCGCTGCGTTCGGATGAATTCATCCAGACAGGCGCGGGGCCTGCCAAAGAATCCATGGAGCGTCTGGGAATTTCAGCAACAGAGCTGAAAGAGAAACTGAAAGACCCTTCGGCGCTGATGCTGGAAATCATCGGTCGTTTGGAAGGTATGGACAAGGCCGCGCAAATCCGTATCGCAGATGAGTTGTTCGGCGGCACCGGCGGTGAGCGATTTGTCGAATTGCTGTCGCAAGGCGAAGAGGGCCTGCGAAAGACAATTGAGCGGGGGCACGAGCTTGGTGCGGTGCTTGATGCAGATGTGATTGCGAAAGCAGATGCATTGGATAGAAGATTTGGAGAGCTGAGCACCACTTGGCAAACCCTCTGGCGCACAGGCTTGGTTCAAGCCGGTGAGCTTTTTGGGCTGATCGACCGGGAACGCGCCAAGCTGGAATTCATCCCGGCAGATGTAGGCCGCGCAGTCGGCAACGATCTGGCACGGCAGCTTGAGCAACAGGGCGGTGCTGGACAGGAAGCGCTTGGCGTGATCGCATCTGTCGGTGATGAGTATCGGAACCTTGGGCGGGAAGCGCAGACCCTTGCAGCGGCTTTGAACGATGCCGCGACGATGATGCGCGGTGTGGGGAATGAGGCCGGGGCTGATGCCCTGACCGGCCTTGCCGCCCGTCTTGGTGATGCAGCTGGTGCCTTCGATGATGGTGTGATCAGCGGGGGCGAGTTCGCCGGGACTCTTGGGGAGATCGCGACCGAAGCAGATACCACGATCAGCGCCATGGATGATCTGGACAAGGCTTCCCTGTCCGGCATCATCGGGCAGGTGTCGAACTTGTTGTCGTGGATTCAGGAATTGCCCGCCGCTGTCCAAGCCGCCAGAGCCGAGATCAGCGCACTTGAGGCACCGGGTGTAACAACAGGGACACCCTTGACAGGCCCTGTAGACGGCTTGATGCCGCCAAGCGTCCAGTTGCCAGCCACATCACCACGCCCGCGAAAGGCACCGCCGATGCTGGGGGAGCCTGAGAAACCGAAAGCCGCTGGTGGCGGTGGTGGCGGTGGCGGGGGCCGCGATGAGTGGGGAAGTGCTGTCGAAGCTATCCAGCGCGAGACGCAAGCCCTTCAAGCCGAAGCCGCTGCACTGATCGCTACAGCCGCAAGCGGAAATCGCTACGGTGATGCAATCGAATACGCGCGGCAGAAAGCAGAGTTGCTTGTCGCTGCACAGCGCGCAGGAATTCAGATTACGCCAGAGGTCACAGCGAAGATTGACGCTCTGGCCCGCGCAAATGTTACGGCTGGTGCATCTGCCGAAGACGCCGCGAAGAAATTGCAGTCAATCGAGGATTTTGGAAAGAACAGCGCAGATACGATGGCTGATCTTTTTACAGGTATCGTCACCGGATCAATGACCGCCGAAGATGCTTTGAAGCAACTTATTGCGCAACTGATCAAGATGGCCGCGCAAAAATTCTTTCTGAAACTGTTCGCCGGTTCATTTGGATTCGCAACAGGCGGCTATACTGGAAATGGACCCCTCATGCAGCCAGCCGGGGTCGTGCATCGTGGAGAGTTTGTTTTAAGCGCTAGAGCTACAAAACGTCTTGGCGTCGATAACTTGAACGCTTTGCATGCGTCTGCATTGCGCGGATATTCAGGTGGCGGTGCAGTTGGTGCAGTTCCGAAACTGAATTCTGACGCTTTTGGGTCTGGCAAAGCGTCATCTGTCGCGCAAACAGTGACAATCAACGCGCCGGTAAGCGTTCAAGGAAGTTCCGGATCACCGGAGCAGAATAACGATCTTGCGCGTCAAATCGCATCGCAGATGGAAAACAGCATGAAACTTGTTTTTGCCAACGAATTGCGCAAGGCAACCCGTCCGGGAGCTGTTCTTAACAACCGAGCCTGATTTTAGGCTCATAGAGCGGCCTTGGATGGTTCGCCGGTGGTGCCACATATCCGAACCCCTCAAGGGCGCTGTGGCAGCCTATTTGGGCGTTGCATTCGCGCAACACAGGCGGTTCTGCGCGGCAAAGGCGCATCTTGCCCAAAGGCAGGCGAGGGGCGCGGCAGCGCCCTGAGCGCCGAGATGGTAGTCTGCTTAGGCCGGGGAGGGTTCCTGGGACCGGGAGAGATTATTCATTCCGGATGGTCACGCGAGGGCGCGGCAGCGCCCGAGGGGACCGAGAGGATATTGATCAGAAAGCAGATGTGTCCCGCTTAAGTGCGACATTTCCGAAGGTTATGAGGGAATTCTACGCTTTTGCGCGTAGTCTTCTTCTTCTTCTTCTTCTTCTTCTTCTCTTGAATCTTTCTATTACGTGCAAAAGCGTAGAAATCTTTTACGCGCAAAAGCGTAGAATTTGGACCCTCTTCCGGGCCAGAACAGGTGCTTAGGTGTATGCCTCTTGGTGGGCAAAAGCGTAGAATCTGGAAATGCCTTCGGCTATTGTTAGGCTCTTCGTTCTCTTCAAATGCAGATGCATGCGCAAAAGCGTAGAACCCCTGAAAGTCAATCAAAACAGTTCATGACGGTTAGCTGATCAGTCCATTGCTGTGAACCCAAGAAAAATGGGAACTTTCGGATAAGCCCCTTGCGGTTGTAACGCTATAGTATTATATTGGAGAGCATGACAACAAACGGAGTATCCCCAATGTCACGAGTTCAAAATCCTACCATCCAAGTCCCGACCGAGCGCCTTGCGCAGATCAAGGGCATCGCATCGGCCTTGGGCTTGTCCATGTCCGATACTGTGGGGCACCTTATCCGTGGCGAGATCGAGCGCGGCACCATCCCGGACCATCTTCCCGGAGTTTGCATCCTGCCGCGCGCAAGTGGTGTCGAGGTCGCCTTCGATGATGCGGACCCGGTGATGATGAGCGCAGCAGCCGCAACCGCGCTGGCCGATGCGGTTGTCAGTCTCGCCACCAAGCCGAAGAAAGAGACCATTGTTAGTCCCGATCAGAACTTCCTTGTTGCACGTCGCGGCAATGGTGTCGTTGTTCAAGTCCCATTCTCCGATAGCACAACGAAGGTCTTCTCTGTTGACGTGGCGAAAGACTTTGCCCGGTTGATCAGGAAGGCACTTGTTTAAAAGAAAAGGCGCAGAGCGGGTAAACACTCTGCGCCTTTAGTTAGTCTGTCAATGCAGGGTCACGATATGCCAAGTTCCATGCCAGTTCAAGAGTCAAATACCGATCAATCCGAAATCGATGAAGCTGAAATTGACCGCCTGATAGCATCCTTGGATGAATGCGACCTACCCTCAAACGAGAAAGATACTGAGCGAGGTCATATTGATCCGGAGTATCAAAAATACCTCGCTGAGCAATTGTATGCGAAAGGGGAGGCTGAGCGTAAAAAGCGGTTCGAAGACAATATGAAGAGAGCCGACAGTTACGGTTCTATAGAAGCTCCTGCTTTTGATTCCACATCTGATGCTAGCGTAGATGCTATTGCATCTATGGATAGAGAATTAGAGCACGGCAATTTCTCTGTAGATCACCCGACTGGAGAGCCTGAAGAGATTGAAGACCCCAAGAAGATCTATGATCCGGTTCGGCTCACGGCTTGGGATAAGGCCCGTGAGAAAGAACGGAAAGCCGATGAGCGTCTTGCTAAACTAACTCCCGGCACCCCTGAGCATGATCGGGCGAAATGGCAGGCTGACGAAGCGCTTCGCCTTAGAAAAATCGAAGATGAGCGTGATGGTGATCCGGAATGGCGCAAGCGTAGGGCGGCAGACATATGGCGGGCAGGTGAGGGGAAACCTGAATACAACGCCGGTCGGCGCAAGGTGCGCGAAAAGCCGAATAGAGACCTGTCCGGTCTGACCCAAGGAGAAAAAGACAAAGATAAAAAAGAACAGAGCAAGTTGCGCGCTGCGAAAGCCTATGAGCGCCAGAAGGCAGAGAAAGAGGCCGCGAAAGATCAAGAGGTCGCCGCGATGAAGGCGCACCCAGACTACGGGCGCTTCTGACTCCAAAAATCCACATCCGGCCAGATATAAGTAAGTGCTTATCTATTTGAAAATAAACAATAATTATGAAGATTACGCTTGCCGTGGCGAATCTGATCGCGTTAGAATCTGGGGCATCGCAACCCCGGAGACACAAACAATGCACAAACAATCTGCACCAGAACCAAAACAGAACGCCTACATCGATGATGGGGTGTTTGACGCCTTGGTATTTCGCTTGTTGCACCCGGCACCCAGCTTGGACCCGCGCGGGCAGATCGTCGAGCTTTTGGTCAGCGCCGGACTTGCCCCGGCTTCCTGTCTGGACGATCGGCATCACGTCGCGGATTAAGACTGTCATCACGAAAACGTGAGAATCCGCCCCGAAATTTGGGATGCCGAGCGCTATAGGGGGTAGGGTAGCGAGTTTCATGTTTCCGCCCGTGTTTGGGGCGTATGGGCTGAAAAGTCTTTCTTTCAAGAGCGACCACAAAAGGAAAATCGCTATGACACTTGATACCACTACGAAGATTGCGAGAGCAATTGCTCTTGTTCGCGCCGAGTTCACCGACCCTGTCGTTCTGCCGGTAAAAGGGCGGAAGGAGTTCAACATCTTCCTGTATAGACAGTTCGGGAGTCCTGCGGATGATGCGTGGAAGACACCTGCTGTTGTGGAGCATCTGGAAAACGATCCGGACTTCCACTTTGTTGAATACTTCATCACGCCCGCCGGACCCATGATGGCAGCGCATATCAACGAGTATCCAAACCCTGTTATCGTGGTCATGAATGCTGAGGCTGCACGGAAGCTGTCCGAAGCTGAGTGCATTGCAGCCTGAGACGACCATCACCGGGATTCACCGAAGGGCGGGGGAAACCTCGCCCTTTGTCGTATCCGCGTGGACTCGCTAAAGGTTAACGGGCACCCTCCTGGGACATACTTTAGGAGGATTCTTAATGCGCAATCATCTTGCGGTTATCGCTTTGATTTTGGGCCTGTCTGCTTGTGACGTGCCACAATCGCCGACAACCAGCGCCGCAACATATTCGTCCATGACCACCAGTCAGCTATGGTCACGGCATCTGCTGACCACCTCACCGCTTGAAATGGCTTTCGTTGAAGCCGAGTTGGGCGCGCGGGGTCAAACGTCATTCGGCACCCGATATCTTGGTCAGGAGACTGCATCGGCATATGGACGTTCGCTGTATTCGCGCAATGCAGGCAGTGCAGTGACGGGTGACAAGAACTGTTCTGACTTTTCCGGGGGCGCGGCTGCACAGAAGTTCTATCTTGCGGCAGGTGGTCCGATATCTGACCCGCACAACCTTGATGGTGATGGTGATGGCTTTGCCTGCGAATGGGGGGCAACGGTTTCGAAGGTCTACAAAGCCAAGTCCTACAAGCCAGCCACCACCGCGCGGCGATCAAGCGGATATTCATCAAGTCGATGCTACACCGGACCGCGAGGGGGCCGCTATACGATCACCGCGAGCGGAAACAAGAACTACGGGGGCTGCTGAGCACGATCGGCGGGGCTTCGGCCTGTCTGCATCTGGGTTGACGTAACGTCATTCTATCCATTATTTTGGGCGTCACACTGTTACAAAATGTCCTGTAAGTATTTGATATTAAATAAATCCTTACCAGTTCAAATCCGTTATCGCCCACCATTATTGCCGCAAATGCGAAAAGGCGATCCTGAACAGGATCGCCTTTTTCGTTTGGTCTGGCAGGGTTGCCGCTGAAGGCCGTGCTGCAGGGTGGGGTGCAAAAGAAGCGTCCGGCTGGTCACAAAGCAGGCTTGAAAGCCGGGCGTGAAGGCGTTACACGACGGGTCACGGGTGATTAGCTCAGTTGGTAGAGCGCTTCGTTTACACCGAAGATGTCGGCGGTTCGAGCCCGTCATTACCCACCATTTTTTCAATAACTTAGCTAGCATTTACGAAGTGCCCCTCGGTTCGTTGAACTTAGTGTCCGACACTTAACGAGATTCATGGTTCGCTCTCGATTGCTCGGACGAACGTATGGGATAGATATGCGGACGGATCTGCCGTTCGCATCATCCACCCCGAAGCCCTTCGCGGTTCCGGCATCACCGACAGGGAGCGGGCAGAAGATGCCCTACGCGGTACTGCTGGTAAGCGCCTGATGTATCATCAAGCTAGTGCAGCCGCTTACGCCTAAGCAGAAGGCGAAGAAACTACTTAGAAAACGACGCGCCAAAAAGAAGCCCGGTCAATCACTGGGCTTCTCTTTTTTGCTCCGCTGCTCTTTCCTCTTCACCGATCCCTGCTTAGGCTGGGGTGGCGTAGACAGAGCGCGGCGCAAAGCTTCATCACGTCGGCTTTCCGTATCAGAGGCGGGTTCGTCCTCATCTAAAGAGCGTTTCTTGATGGCCATCGTCTTTGATCCAGTTTGGCAGTGCATCTACTGCGGACATGTTCCTGAGAACAGAAAAGAGTTGGGCAAGGAGCATATTCTGCCCCTCAGCCTTGGCGGAATAATGATACTGCCCCGCGCAAGCTGTAAAAAGTGCTCGGACACTACGCGTGATTTTGAACATACATGCGGCCGCACGATTTTCGGCAACTTCCGCTTGGCCGCCTCGATGCCCACACGCAACCCAGAACAGCGCCCCCAGTTCCTGCCTCTCACGGAGATGATTAACGGGGAGGAAGTTACGCGCCTCGTCCCTTTAGAAGAATACCCTATTACAGGAGGGCTACCAGATATCGCGCCGCCTGGTGCATTGCTTGGCTTGCCAAGCGCAGAAGGGTTCATCGTGCGACCAAGAGTTTTCATTTTCGCGAAGAAACTGAGCGAGCACCAAGCCAAATTTTCGCATACTCTGTCGATCACCCCTTTTGTGAAGATGCTCGCCAAATCTGCCCATGCGCTAGTTGTGGCAAAGTTTGGTCTAAACTCCTACGACTGGCTTTTGCCAAATCTCATTATTGGAGACTCGGTAAATCACCCGGACTTCATTGGTGGGGCAGAGGACATCGACTCCAGTGCACCAGACTTTTTGCTCCCACCCGGCGGGCACGCCGGGATGGTTACCACTTGGCAACCTTCGACCACTCTATCGATTGAGGAGGTGCAATCGGTCGATGGGACGCGATACCTCTCCGTACGAATCCAATTGTTTTTCGACTTCTCCCCACAGTACCGGGTCTTAGTCGCAAAAATTTAATCCGAGATCAGGACTAGCATCTGCTTTCGGTATCTGGCCGCGCCCGCAAGCAGAGTCGTCTCGCTGTCGCAGCCTGAAGGTCGCTGATAGCCTCTTAGCTGTCATCTGACGGTTCGCTAGGGGGATATTAGACCCGTGTCCGATACACTGCCTCAATGGGAGTCTCATGACAGGTGTCGAACACTAGCGGGCCTCTTTAATCCGGACGAAGTCTAGCACTTCGGCCGCATCCGCCATGTGGGTTGGGGCAAATCTCGCGTAGGTCGAGTAAGTAATCTGCGCGTTGCTGTGCCCCAGATATTGCGCAACTTTCTCAATCGGGACGCCGCTGCTAACCATCTGAACAGCGGCGCTGTGGCGCAGGGTGTGCAGCGTTACGTCTTTCAGGTTGGCCCTTTCGGCAGCTGCGGTGAAGCCTTTGCGGATGTTTGCGACCCTGCCGCCCGCGTACTCGATCACATGATCGGTGAGAGCCATGTCGCGGGCGGTTTGCAGGGCCGCGCGAAGGCCCCGGTTGATCGGCACGATGGCGCGGCCCTTTCGGGTGCGGCTGTCGTCAAGGCGCAGGTTGATTATTCCCCGGTCCAGATCCACGCGGTCCCACGTCAGATCGAGGACGGCACCAACGCGGGCAGCGGTCCCAAAGAGCAAGTGGATCGCAAGGCCGATGTGCGGGGCCTGTGCCGCGTCTACCAGGCGGGACACTTCATCAGGTTTCAGGAACCGCTCCTTGGGGGTCGGCTTCGCGGGGCGTTCGATGTGCGGCGCGCGGTCGATCAGTCCACGCTTGACCGCAAAGGTCATTGTGCTGCGCAGATGGCCGAGTTCGGTATGGACACTGCCCTGCGATTTCCCGGCGGCGGTTCTCTTAGCTTCATAGTCCCGGCACAGATCGGTCGTGATTTGGTCGGGCCGGTATTGCCCGAAGTGCAGCAGCACGGCTTTTCCGGTGTGGAGCATTGTCGTTGCGGTGGGCTTGTCGCCCAGGTCGCGGCGGTAGGCTTCCCAGATGTCGGCGACGGTCTGGCCCTTGGGGGCGCGGGCAAAGGCTTCACGGCGGTAGAGGTCTATTGCCTCTGGCTCGGCCTCCGCTCGGGTGCGTGCCTGAAGCTGATGGCGGGTGCGCTTGCCATCGGCGCTGGTCCAGTAGACGCAGAATCCGCCGCGCAATCGTCCGATGCTGAAATCTGGCATGCTTCAAGCTCCCTTACTGCATCCGCCGGAATGCGCCACAATTTTCCCCAACGGAACGCACGAATGCGCCCGGTGCGGCACCCCTCGCGCACGGATGCTGCACTGACGCCCCAATGATCGGCAAGAGATTCGGGCGTAAAGGGGCGGTCAGCCATCACTCACCACCATTGCCTTTGGCGGCTTTGGCGCGGTCCAGCCGCTCGATTTCGGCCAAGATCAGCGCCCCGGCTTTGACCAGGTCACGGCGGCGGCTCGTCGGTTTCCACCAAGAGCGGTTCCACGGCCAGAGTTGCAGCCACGCAGCCCATCCCTTGATCGGCTTGCCAAGAGAGGCCAAGCTGCCCGGAAGATCGGTGCAAGAACGCGCCTCATCAGACACTGAAGCGAACATCGCATAGCACCCTGCGGCCACGGCAATCTGACCTCCGGCATGCCGATCATCATGCTCTGGCGTCCAGCCCTCGGCGTCCTGCTGCCGCTGGCGTTCGGTCAGAACGTCCACCCATGCGGGGGGCGGATCCGTCAGCATGATGGCGCTGCGGTCTTTGGTGCCGATGTCGATGCCGATTGTGCTAGCGTCAGCCATGGTCGCCTCCTGCTTCGGTGCTTTTGAGCCGTTCCCGCGCGGCGTGTTCCAGCATTGCGATGGCGAGGATCGCGGGTTGCAGTTCGGCGGGGGCGTTGTCGTAATTCCGGCGGGAGCGGCCATTCAGGCGGGGTAGCAGGGCGCGCGGAATTGCAATCCAGTTTTCCGGGTCTGTGTTCAGCTTATTGCCGTCCAGGCTTTTAAGGCAGTGGCCGGGGGGCACGGGGCCGTTGACCTTTTTCCAAAGCCAAAGATGCTTTTGCACAAACCGGGTTGGGTGGCCGGTGTGCGGGTTTGGTTCAGCCACCTTGATTTCAACGTATCCGGCGACGGTTCTTTCTGTGCCCACTGGCACTTGATTGGCTGGGGCTGATCCGGGCTTGAACCTGTGCGCCACGCTGTTCGGATGCTCGGCCATCCGCTGCCCGATGTTATGGGGAGCCTGTCCCGATGTGTATTGCCCGGTGCGGCCAGTCAGCCAACCACGGCGCTTGCACAGGCCCTTGATCGCACCTGCGCTGATTTCGGGGCGCTTCCAGAAGCTGACGAAGGCGCGGTGCAGTTCGGCGCGGGGCCAGTCTTTGCGGGCCTCGATCCATGCCAGTTCCTCTGGCAGCCAGTCGATCCAGCGTCCCTTCATTTGGCGTCACTGTCTGGGGATTTGCCGATCTGAGGCAGCAGCGGCAAAATCTTGTCGCCATGGTCGGCAAACAGTCGGGCTGCGGTCAGCTGCACCTTGGCGTTCTCGGTGATCTGATCGGCAAGCCCCACAATCGCCTCGGCGCGCTTTGCCTCGGTCGCGATCTGCTCTGGCGTCAGGCTTTCGTCGCCCAGGCGTTCAAGTTGGGCAAACAGATGGTCCTTCAGGTCTGACATGCGGTTGCGGGACATCGGTAATTCCTGGGGAAAAAGGCCCCCGATCAAGCGCGCCTGTTTGGCTTGACCGGGGGCAGGTGAAGCGCGGCAGTCACCGCAACAGGGAGGTGCTGGGATTACCCGCCCAGCCGGGGTCTGATTATGCTTCGGCGGTGCCTTCCAGCACTGGCAGGCTGGTGGCTTCGGTGGCGGTCTTGACCGCTTCGTCAAAGGCGTCGTCAAGCGCGCGGTCCGGGTCATAGATCGTCAGGCTGAATTTCAGCGCGCCGCCCTGTTTGCGGTATTGGAAGCGGACGGGCAGGCGGTAGAGCGCGCCCGATTCAAAGACCGGGATAGCGATCAGGAACAGGTTGGGGATTTGCAGCGGCTGGCCGGTCGTGTCTTTGTGTTCGTTCACAAAGCTGATCGTGCTTTCGCCTGTGTCGCGGTTGCTCGTCACTGACAGGTTGCTGACCTCATGCACTGCAAATTCGCGCGACATGTGGACCAGTTTCAGATGCTGACCGAAGCGGCCACCGATCTTTTCCGCGATCTCGATCAGGCGATTTTCCCAAACAAGCTGGGATTCAATCGTGCCGGGGTTCAGCAGGGCCGGGGTTGGGTTCATGAAGTCTTTGGCGTTGTCTTCGATGAACTGCGCCATTTCGTCTTTGTCCATCGGCTTGCCGGATACCTTCATCCAGCGCTGCCATTCCTTGGACAGCGGGAAAGTGTAGACCCCGCGATGGTCGCCATAGTTCGCGGTCTCATCCGGGCTGGTGGCATCCAGCGTGGCCCCGCCCTCGCCGTGATAGTTGGCGATGCAGGTCAGGCTGGGCGCGGAGCGGTCGGGGTTGGCGTAGAGGATCGACGTGGCACCCTTGAAACGGTTGGCCCAGTCGATCAGACTTTGCAGGGTGGCCAGCTTGGCCGTGCCCTTGCGGCGGGCGGGTTTGAGGTATTGCGCCGCCTCGCGCATGTGTTTGGTCAGGTCTTCGACCTTGCGCCCGTGCGGGACGCTGACCAGCACTGGGGCGGTCAGGGCTTGTTCCGGGTCAGGCGCGGTGATGAAGCTGAAATCTGCGCCATCGGACATCAGGTCGCGGACGGTTTCCGCGATGTTTTTGGTGGGGATCGGGGTGGTCATGTTGGGATTCCTTGCTGGAACTTAGCGGGTGACGTGTCTGACGGCCCACATCACCGCCTGCTCGGCGTTTGTGATGGCCAGCGCGAGTTCCCGACTGCCGCCAATCTCTTGGCATTTGGCGATGAAGGCCGCGCCAAGGTCTTTCAGCGCGACCATCTGCGCTTTCTCTTCGTCAGTCAGGATGCGGTAGTTGTGCCGCACAGCGTTGTTCGCGGTGCGATCATCGGAGGCAGAGTCAACTTTCGTGGTCATGTTGTGCCTTTCTTGGCTTTAGCGGATTTCGCCGGTTTCTGGATCGTGGGCATCGCGGACCTGCATCTGCGCCAGCATCGGGCTGTAGAGGGTCAGCAGGCCCTCATCGGTCACATAGGCGACGGCGCTGGAGGGCGGGGCCTTGGGGGCCTTGGTTTCGCAGACCGCAACCATGGTCACATCGCCCATCTTGTTCTGTTCAAACGCGATCTGGATGGTGAAAGTCCCCTTGGCCTTGCCGCTGTGGACGGCGCGGTATTCGGCCATCTTGCGTTGCAGCTCGGCCATCTTTTCAATGACCTCGGGCAGAAACTCGCCATTGTTGAAGATGCCGAGGATCTGATCCATCGTGCGCAGGGCCGGGATCGGCTGGCGCGGTTTGCGTTTGGTGGGTGGCAGCGGCAGACCGCTTTCGGGTGGGGTGTCGTCTTTGGCCAATTTCATGATTTCCCTTTGTCAGCGCGGGGTTGCGATCTTGCCTGTGAAGGCGTCGAAGTCGGTTTTGAGCCGGTCGAACGGGTCACGGGCGGCGGGGTCGGTGTTCAGTTCTTTGCGGCTGGCGACATTGCAAAAGCCGCGCACGAAACAGGCGGGATCGCCCGGAAAGTTGTGGGTTTGCAGGATGAAGGCGGCAAAGCGCGGATCGGCGCACAGGATGCCCGCCTGAGTGGCGGCGGGCAGATCGGCAACGGCTGTGCGCATGCGAGTCATGGCAACATGACGCCAGAGGCAAAGGCCAAGAGCAGGCCGAGGAATGAAAGGCAAATGCCTGCCATCGCGTGGTTCTCTGACTTTTTCTCGCCATAGGTGATGCTGCCGCCGATGCCAGCAGCGGTGGCAAGCAGGCCAGCCACAAAGACGACAGCGGCGAGTGTCGCGGTCATGGCCGCGCCTCATGCAGCAGATCGGCAATATCTTCGCCGTGGCTGCGCGGGCGGCGCAGGCTGCCGCGTTCGACGGCCTGATGTGCCCCAGCTTCCCAGTCGGCCATGGCCTCGGTGCTGGTGCGCCCGGTGCCGGTCACGCCGTGCAGGTGGATGATCCATCCCCGCTGCGCGTCGGCGTTGCCCGGAAAGGTCAGACGGCTGCCGGGGGTTTGCGTCACGGTGTCAAGCAGCAGTTGGGTGCGATAGGCCGGGGCTGTGCGATGCCATTCAGCCAGCAGGGCGGCGAGGGGGGAGATCATGGCGCGGCCTGCGGGTTCAGCAGGTGGCAGGCGAGGCCGCGCATGTCGCGCAGGGTGTGCTGCATGGCGCTGACGCGGATCAGGTTCACCCGCCGCCCGCGCTCGGCCATCAGGGTTTCCCATGCGCCAAGTCGCAGGGCAGGCTGATCGGCCACAAGGTCGGGGGAATGCACCACGGCCAGCGCGTCGTCAATCTGTCGCGGGCTGGGGAGGCGATAGGTTTGGTGCCGCATCATGTAGACCTTTCCGATTGATTGCCCAAAATGTTGTGAGTACGCTTCTGGTGCTGACCGCACGCGGCAAACGTGCGGTCAGCCTTCGACCCCTTCCACGCAACCTGAAAGGAACCGAAATTCATGTGGAGAAACGAGAGATGCGCGAACCCACCAAGGCCACCGACACCGCGACCACCATCAGCGCCAGCGCCCCGGCCATCGCCCCCCATGGGCACGCCGCCGGGGGTAAGGCCTCCAAGGTAGCCAGCCCCGAAGATCTGGCGCGCTTTGAGTTGCTGCGCTGCGCGATGTATCATGAGGATTGCGAAGCGTGGTTCGCGTTCCTGCACCGGGCCTCCACAGGGTTGAACATCCTGCTCGGAACGGCTGCTGTCGCCACTGTCATTAACCAAAGTCCTGCTTGGGCTGTGGCGTCCGGTGTTGCGATTGCGCTGCTGTCGGTGCTGTCTCTGGTTTGGGACTACGCAGGCCGCGCCCGCGACCATAAGGTCCTGCGGCAGCGCTATTTCCATTTGATGGCTGATCTTGAAAGCGGAAGCGCAACGCCCGAGCGGGTCAAGACTGGCATGGCGGCAATCTATGCTGACGAACCGCCGACCAATACCGCTGTGAACACGGTTGCGCACAATCGCGCTGGAAGGCTGATGTGGGGCGACGGATTTGACCGTGAGCCGATCCGCTGGCTTCGTCGTCGGCTGCGCCACGTGTTTGGGTAGGTCGCTGCGCTGCATGATGCCTCCATCGGGTTGCGATGGAGTGGATATTATGACCAATTCGGTCATTGTCAACTCAAATAATGACCGAATTGGTCATACGTAAGATTTGACCTTGCTAGCTCCGCCGAGTCGCGTCCAAGATGTGTTCACCTAATGTTCTGGTTTGTTGAGGGGGTGGACTTGGACTTCTGGCGTAGCAACCCGAAGCTCTATGCAATGGCTATCGTCGCCCAGGCGACTGGCCAAAGCCTCGATCAGATGTTTTTGCGCGCCTCGACTGCTCGCATTTTGTCTGCGAGATCCATCGGCAGTTTGTCCCATTTTCCCAAGATCAAGAAATCCAGTGTGACGCCAAATCGCTCGACAAGCATGGCCGCGACGTCTTCTGTGATTGCTCGCTTGCCGCCCTCAAAGCGCGACCAGTAGGTTCTCGGAATTTCTAAGCTGTCGGCCATCTGAGATGGCGTTAGATTCAGGGCTTCTCGAAATAGCATCATGCGGTGACCGATGCGCTCTGGCGTCATCTCACTTCTTAAGTGCGCAGAGAGGCGGGCGCTGGTCTGAGTTTTCATGTGGCCAGATTGCCGAATGACCAGTTTGGTCGCAATTTCCATTATGGACCCTTGACAAATGACCGAATTGGTCATTCTTGTTGGCGTATGCAGCATCCTGTTTGTCAAATTCTCTCACTCTGGCCGACTCGCCGCGCGGTTCTTGATGACGCGCGACAGCTTGAGCCCACGCTTGACATCGTTGTGGTTCACCGTTGGTTTCAGCGCGGAAGTGTGCCGAGTAAATTCTGGGGTGTTCTGATCGAGGGTGCTGCTCGACGTTCGATAAGTGTTCGAGCGGATGACTTTGTCAGAGCGCACGATGGAAGAAGTGAGGCAGCATGATGCCATCATCCCTTTCCAATCAATGCCAAGAACTCGCTTTCGCCAATCACCCGAATGGCGGACCCGCTCGCGATAAGTTCCTCGGCTTTGCGGTGTTTGCTGCTTTTACTGTGACCGGCCAGAACGCTCAAATCCTGATCCCCGACGATCAGGAGGGTGGTCTTTGTGGATACGGTTGTTTTGACCGAAATCCCTGCACCAGCTGCGTGGCTTGCTGCGTCTTCACGGGAAATCGACAGCGACCCGGTGAAAACTGCGATGTGGCCAAAGAGGGGGCCGTTTTCATCACCTTGCGCGCGAACGGCAGGGGGGTGGACCTTCCGGCGTGGCGCAAGAATTTCGGCAAATGTCTGGCCAGTGTGTTTTTCAGCCAAGAGAACGACCTGTGCAGCGGCGCGGGCGTCTTCCAAGGCGTCATGATGCCGGAATGTCAGCCCGAGCGCATTCTTGAGGTGCGCGAGGCCATGTCCGCCGTTGCCCTTGAATTCGGGCCAGGCGCGCTGTGCAACTCTTACGCTGTCATGCCACTGAATTTGTGGGATCGGGATATCATGCCACTCGCATGCGGCGTTGATCGCTGTTTTGTCGAAGTTGCTGTGCTGAAAAACCGTGTTGCTCGTCAAGACAGGCATAAGGGCTTCAATAACCTCGTCAAAGGTTGGTTTTCCTTGAACGTCCTCGGGTTCGATGCCGTGAATGCTGATGTTGAAGTCGTCGAAAGCGTCAACAGGGTCGATCAGCGTTCCATATGTTCGGATCACTCCGTCCAGTGCGCATGTTGCGATGCCGATCTGGCAAATGCTTGCCGGGTGGCCGTTTGCCGTCTCTACATCAAGTGCGATGAAGCGGTGGCCGAGGGTTGGAGGGACATAGTTCGCAATCAGTTGGACTTGGCCGTGGATGGTTGGCATCGGCTGCGGCGGTACGTCGGTGCTTCGGCCGAAGAGTTTTCGCAGCCATCCGGCCATATCGTGATTCCTTTCTGTGACATTGCTAAAGGGTATGCGGCGGTTCGCCTGTATGCCACCAAACAAACCGAAGGGGACGCAGCATGACCGCCGCGTCCCCCCGTGCCTTTCGCTCTGCAGCTGCTGTTGATCCGTCACAAGATCAACATAGGAGTGGAGCGTTGGAAGATTCCTTCCGAAAATGCAGCGGGCGGGAAAGTTCTTTGCCCCGGGCCGTGCTGGACCATGACGCCAAGATGAACCGGGTGATTGCCGCGCTTTGGGCGGCGTTCCCCGAGGCGACATCCAGCCATGATCTGGCCGAGCGGGCCGCGCCCTATTTCCGCAACCGGCAGGGCCAGCCGATCGACCCCAAAACGGTGCGGCTGTGGCTGTCGGGCGTGAGCCTGCCAAGGGGTGAGCATGTGTTTGTGCTGATCGGGATGGTGGGGGCCGGGTTCTTTGGCCTGCCGTTGCAACCTGCGGCACGGCGGGGTGCGCGATGATGGCGCGCTGGTGGCTATTCTGGGGACGGGTCTGTCTGGTGCGGGCGCGGCGGCATGAGATCCGCGCCTTTCACCTTAAAAAAAAGGCGGAAGAATTCTTCCGGCGGATCGTGGTTGAGGCGGGGGGCGATGATGGGGGTTGATGTGCGGTTTCCGAACCGGCCTGACTGGGATTGGCTGCGCCTGAAATATTACGGCATGAACCTGCTGCATTGCGATGCCGATCTGCTGGACGTGGCGCGCATCATGCGCGGGCGCTACGGCTATCTGGCAACGCCGTTCACCGGGCCGGTGCTTCCGGGCGGGCGCTATCGCCCGGCGCAGGCCGATGTTCTGGCCTCGGGTGCGGCGCTATGGGCGCTGTGGGGGGCGGTTCACCGGCTGACGCTGGTGTCGCCCGTGGTCAATTCCATGGCCATGCTGGCGCAGGATCTGGGCGGCACGCTTGACGCGCTGGACCGCGATTTCTGGCAGGGTTGGTGCCTGCCGCTGCTGCACGGCTGCGGTGGCGTGGTGGTGCCGCCGATTGTGGGATGGGACCGGTCTGACGGGGTTTGGCGCGAGTGCTGCTATGCGCTGCGCCACAACATGCGGGTGTTCCTGCTGCGCGCCGATATTTCGGCGGCGGCGCATCCCCGTAGCTTGCTGGAGTTGGTGTGATGCAAGCGCTGATTGATCCGGGCGCATCCGGGGCAAAGGCTGCCACGGTGCAGGGGGCGCAGGATTTTGACCTGTGCGGGCTGCGGTTGTTGGTGGCGCAGGTGGAGGGCACGGTGCAGCTGGTGTTTCTGCGCGATGGCTGGGAGGGCGGGCCGCGCAAGGCGCTGGCCAATGTCTTTGTCGATTCCGCGACGCCGGTGCAGTTGCGCGCCCTGGCCAACCATCTGGACACGCTGCCGCTGGATGCTGTTTCGCCTCTGTCGGGGGAGCTGTGATGCGGGAACAGCCTTGCGCGAATGGCGTGGCACGGCATTTCGTGCCCGAGGGGTTTCAGACCTATGCCGCGCCCGAGCTGGCTGCTGCGCCGCCATGGGCTGCGGGCGTGTGTTTCAATCCGGCCTGCGGGCGGGATTTTGCGCCGTCGCGCAGCTGGCAGATCTATTGCTGCGCGGGCTGTGAACGGCAGGGCGTGGCCGAGCTGCGGCGCTGGGGCCATCGGATGGCCCTGCCGCTGCTGGTCTGGCGCATGGGCAAATATGCGCCCGGTGGATCTGCTGCGGGCGATCTGACCCGCGCCGCACGGCGCTATGTGGCGCATGCGCAAAGCGCGTGGCTGGCCGAGCGGTTGCAGCGGGGGGATGCGGCGTGACGGTGCGGGGGCAGAAGCGGGACCGGATCTTGCGGGCGCTGGATGGTCGGCGCAACGCGGTCGATCTGGCGCGCGAGGTGGGGTGCTGCCCCAAGTATGTGCGGTTTGTCGTGCGCAGCGCCGGTCGGTCGCCTGATCTGGTTCCGATGCAAGGCGGGTTCATCGCACAGATTCACGCGCTGCGCGCTTTGGTGAATGTAGATCGGCTTTGTCTGACCCCAGAGGTTCTGGCCTGGCTGGCAGCGCAGACCGGCGGCGGTGTGACCATCGCGGACGTGATCCGGGGTGTTCTGGTCGATGCCTGGGCCGAAGATTTGGAAGGGGGTGCGGAATGAGTGCCGCGCCCCGACTTGTGGCGGTGACGCCGGGTGACTATCCCGCCTATCCTATCGGGCGCGACCAGAGCCTTGACGGGCACAGCTTTGTCAAATGGCAGACGGCGCGTTGGCTGTCGTCGCGCACGTTCAAGCTCGCATCGTGGGAAGTGCAGGGCATGGCGCGGGCCTTGTTCGATCTGTGTCAGACAGAGCGCCCGATTGGCACCTTGCCGGATGACGATGAAGAATTGGCCGCGATGCTGCGCGTGTCGCAGGTGCGGCTGCGTGAGCTGCGCGCGATGGATTTGGGGCCGCTGCGCAACTGGTCGCGCTGTCTGTCGGATGGCGTCGTGCGGTTGGCGCATCCGGTTGTGACGGAGCAGATCCAAGACGCGCTGGACCGGCGCGCAATGGCGCAGCTTTCCAAGGAGCAAAAGGCGGTTGCGGTGCGGTTGGAGCGGTTGCGCAAGGCGTTGCTGGCCAATCAGATTTCGCAAGCAGTGGTTGCCGATGATCTGCTGATCCGGCGCATGGATGAGTGGATCGAGGCCACGCATCGCGGCAACCGCACAGCAGCGGTCTATCGCTCGGCCATTCTGCACGCGGCGCAATCGCGCTGGTTCGGGCGTGAGGATTGGTCGGGCGGCTGAGTCTGGTTTTGTGAAATTCTGTGGCGGCACAGAATGGAACAGTGCTGGAACAGAATGGAACTGTTCCGCCCAAGAGAAGAAGAGAAAAGAATAGATAAGATAAGACTTTACGGAACGAAGTTGCGGCGGTGGGTGCAGGTGGCAGGCGTAGGAATTTGCTGAGAAATGGGGTGTGCGATGACGGGCAGTGACGGACAGGCAGACGGCGGGGATGCAGGTGGCGTTCTGGCCTTGGGCAAGCGGGCGCGGATCAGGCTGCTGCTGATTGATCCGCTGGAGGCTTTGGGCTTCCGGCGAAAGACCGGCACCACGGTTGCCGAACATCAGGCGGCAATGGACTCGCTTGCCGACAATCTGGCGTATCTGTCCGACACCGGGCTGCGCGCCTTGTGTGAAATGCTGCGCACCAAGGGCGAAGGCACGGCCCGCAACATCTGGCCCGCTCCGGCCACCGTCTATGCGCTGGCGGAACTGATCGAGCGCCGCCCGCTGGAGGAATTGCCGGGCTGTCTGCGCTGGTTCCGGTCGGTCGAGGGGCCGCGCGCGATGGCGGCGGGAACACTGGTGGAAACATGGTCCTACTTTCACCGCATGAAGCGCCCGCCGGTTCACATCGCGCGGGATCTGGCGCAGCGCGCAGCGGACAACCGGCGGCAGTTGCAGATCATTGATGAGCGGGCGACGGCGGGTGTGGCCACGGCAGAGGAACTGGCATGGGCGCGCGGATACCGAGACCGGCTGGCCTATTGCGAACGGCTGGTGCGGGGTGGTGATGAGCAAGAGAATGGGGCTGCGGCATGAAGATGGACAGGTTTGATGAGATCGTCGGGCGTGGGGCGCGGGCCGAGGGCTTTGCCGCGCTGGATGAGGGCGCTCGGGTCGAGGTCATCCGGCAGGCGGGCATGGTGCCGCCGGTCTGTGGCGATGACATACCCTGCGCCCCGGCGCGTGGCCCGGTGCGGGCAGTTGATTTCATGGCCGCTTATCCCGATGGGCAGGATGCCTATGTGTTCAAGCCTGCCGGGTTTCTGGGCCGCAAGACGATGGTGCGGGCGGATGTGTTTGACACCATGGCTGCACAGGCCGCGCGCAAGGGCCGGGCCTTTGGGCTTACGGTCAGTCAGGTTGCCATGGGGCGCACCTATCGCGCCCTGGTCGAGCGGCATTCGGCTGGTGCCACGCGGTGCAGCTCGGTCGAGGCGATGCCCTCCGGCGGGCGCGGCGACTCGGATGGGTTCACCGAGGCACGGCTTGCGGCCAGCCGCCGGATAGATCTGTTGCAGGCGCGTGTGGGGGCAGGCAGCGCCATGGCGGTGCGCCGCATCCGGCCATCGGTGCGCGGGTCGCGGGCGTCGATCCCTGACCGTGCGCTGGTGGATCGGGTCTGTCTGGCTGATGAAGACATCAGCGCCGTGCTGCGCGCCTATGGCTGGTCGGTCTATGGCGACACGGTGCAGGCTCTGACCGCTGCGCTGTCGGCTGCGCTGGAGCGGATGGCGGGGCCTGCCGTGCGGCGCGACATTCAGGTGATCCATCTGTGATCTGAAAAAAGGGGATTGACGGCTTACCTCATCCGGTCCTATCAATCTTCCTATGATCTGAAACTGCGCCTTGGGGAAACCTGACGGCGCTTTTCGCATTTCCCGAACATGGTGGTGGCCTATGGCCTTGATGCAGGTTTGCTGTGCAGCAGGCTGCGATGACCTGGCCTTGCCCGGTCTGTCGCGCTGTGCTGACCACGAGGCGGCGCGCCAGGACAAGGCAAGGCTGCACCGGGCCAAGGCCAAGCTGAGTGCCGATGCGCTGCGCGGGTCAGCGCTCTACGCCGATCCGGCATGGAAGCGCGCGGCCAAGGCATGGCTGCGGGCGCATCCGTTGTGCGTGGATTGCGAGGAACTTGGGCTGGTGGTGGTGGCGACAGAGGTTGACCACCGTGACCCACACCGTGGCGACAGAGCAAAGTTCTGGGCGCGAGGCAACTGGCAGGGTCTGTGTCGGTCCTGTCACAGCCGCAAGACGATGCGGGAGGTCAACGCGAGGCGTGGGGGGGGGGTCAAAAAACCAAGGCCCCCAACTAGAAACCGCGCTGGTAACCCGTTTTGTTGTGCGGGTTGAATTGGGGAAAAAAGCCCACTGGTTAGGGTTCCTTCGGGGGCTTTGGCCAGGGGTGGTTTTGAATGGAAACGGTCTGGATAGGGGGCTGCTATGAAGGGGGCAAAGCCCGATCTGCGGAATGTGATTCCGATGAAAGGCGATGTGGCCCCCCGGCCCGTGCCGGATGCGCCTGAGTTCATGAGCGATACCGCCCGCAAAGTCTGGGATGAGCTGGCCGGGGTTCTGGTCGGCAAGGGTCGGCTTGAGCCGTCTTATGTGTATCAGTTCGCGGCCTATTGTGAATCGGTCGCCAACTTTATCGAGACCACGGCCTGCCTGGCGATCGAGGGCAAGTATTACGAGACGAAAACCCGCAACGGCTTGCAGCAAAAGAAGACGGCCAGCTGGGGGCAGCAGCAGGAGGCGATGAGCGCGATGGCGCGGGGTGCTGCCCTGTTCGGGCTGTCGCCGGTCGATGAGGCCCGCTTGAAGGTGACAGGTCAGGGCGATCTGTTTGATGACCTGATGAAGCAACTGAAAAATGGACCCGGTTGACCATCCGGTTTCCCGCTATGCGCTGGATGTCATCAGCGGCAAGGTGATCGCGGGCGATCTGGTCAGAATGGCCTGTGAGCGGCACTTGCTGGATCTGGACACGGGCCGGGATCGCGGGCTGGTGTTTGACTGCGAAGCGGCCAGCATGGTGGTCAGGTTCGGGAACGTCTTGCAGCACACTGCCGGGCCGATGGCGGGCCAGCCGTTGACGCTGGAGCCGTGGCAGGTGTTCCGTCATGGTTCGGTGTTCGGGTGGAAATACGAGGATACCGGCCTGCGCCGGTTCCGCGACACGTACCACCAAGTGGGAAAGAAGAACGGCAAGACGACAGACACGGCGCTGCCGATGATCTTCACCCAGCTGTTTGATGGCGAGCAGTCGCCCGAGGGGTATTGCGCCGCGACAACGCGGGATCAGGCGGGACTGCTGTTCAAGGGCATCGGGCGGATGATCCGGCGCAGCCCGGTGCTGGGCCAGCTGATGCGGGTGTGGCGCAATACGATCGAGACCAGCCGCACCGATGGGATGATCAAGTGCCTGTCGCGTGATGGCGACAGTTCGGACGGGATCAACCCGAGCTTTCTGGCGCGGGATGAAATGCACCGCTGGACCGATCGGGAGCTGGCCGAAACGATTGTAGAATCCATGATCGCGCGGGCGCAGCCGATTGACTGGGTGATCACCACGGCGGGGCATGACCGCTTGTCGATCTGTGGCGAGTTGCGGGGCTACGCCGAAAGCGTGCTGCGCGGCGATGTGCAGGATGATCGGTTCTTTGGATATGTGGCCGAGCCGCCCGCCGATTGTGATCCCATGGACCCGGTTGCCTGGGCGATGGGGAACCCGAATCTGGGTATCAGCAAGCCGGTCGGGCGGATGCGCGAGACGGCACAGAAGGCGCAGGATATTTCGGGGCGCATGCCGAACTTTCGGCGCTTTCACCTGAATCTTTGGACCGAGGGCGCGCAGAACTGGATCGGGCGCGATGTCTGGGATCATGGCGAAGCTGCTGCGCCGATCCACATTGAAAGCCTGTTCGGTGAAAAGGCTTGGGTCGGGATCGACCTGTCGAACAAGGTGGACACCACGGCTATCGTGATTGCGGTGCCCAAGAACGGGCTGGTGTATCTGATCGCCTACACCTTTCTGCCGTCTGGCCCCAAAGGGTTCATCGCGCGGGCGCAGTCGGAAAAACGGGAGTACGTCAGCTGGCGCGATCAGGGCTGGCTGGAGGTGCAGCAAGGTGGCGCGATTGATGAGGATGACCTGATCACGCGGCTGGAATGGATCCGGTCAAAGTTCAAGATTCAAGAGGTCGCCTATGACCCTTGGGGCATGAAATACATGGCCAAGAAACTGGATCAGCGGCGGTTCCCGATGGTCGAGCATCGGCAAGGCTATCAGTCGATGTCGAACCCGATGAAGCGGTTTGAAGAACTGGTGGCGAAGAACCGCATCCGGCATGGGGGTAACCCGGTGCTGGCATGGCAGGTGGGCAACGTGCATCGGGACGAAGACGCATCCGAGAACGTGAAGCCGAACAAGCAGAAATCAACAGGCCGGATCGACGCCGCTGTAGCCGCTATCATGGCGGTGGGCAGGGCCGAGGCGGGCGAAGGCAAGCGCCAGGCGCGGGAGATTGAAACGGTATGAGCCTGCTATCCAGACTGTTCAGCCCGGCCCGCGCTGCTGCCCCGGTTGCGCGCACGGAACCCGCCCTGCGCGGGACAGGTGTTGCCGGAGCCATGGCTGCTGATACCTCGGGCACCGCGAAACCGAACCCTGCGCTGTGGGGGGATCTGGGCTGGGGCAGTCAGAGCCGGGTCAAATCCCTGCCGCGCGTGACCCCGATAATTGCGCAGCGTCATGCCACGGTGTTCGCCTGCGGCAATGTCATAGCTGGGGATCTGGCAAAGTGCCCGATCATGGTCATGCAGAAGGGCAAGAAAGGCCGGGATGTCGAGGTCTATGACCATCCGGCCAGCTATCTGCTGAATGTCGAGTCTTCGCCGGGTGTGCCTGCCATGGTCGCCCGCTTTACGCTGATCTACGCCTATGCGATCCGGGGGCGCAGCTATGCCTATGCGCCGCGCGATGGCAGTGGCGAGCTGACCTTGCTGGACGTGATCCGCCCGGATCGGTGCAGTGAGCTGGAGGTGCCGGGCAACCGCAACCGCTACTATGATTTCGAGGATGGCGCGCAGGTGCAACGCCGGGTGCCGGTGCGGGCGATGGTGCATCTGCGCTATATGGCCGAAGATGGTTGGACAGGCCGCAGCCCGCTGGAGGTTGCGGCAGAGAGCATGGGGCTGGCGCTCGCCGGGCAGGAGGCGGCGGCGCGGGCCGCATCCGGCACCCAGATGCGGGCGTTCATGAAAATGGCCGATGTCTATGAGGATGATGAAACCTATCTGCGCAATGCGCGCCGGGTGCGGGCGGCGTTGAATGACCCGGATGCAAACGGGATTCCTCTCATCGGCGGCGGTGATGACATCCAGTCGCTTGACCTGTCGGCGGCGGATCAGGAGTTGCTGGCCAGCCGCAAGTTTGACCGTGAGCAGATCGCGGCCATCTACCGGGTGCCGCCGTCCAAACTCCAGATGCTGGAATTCGGCGTGAAGGCAAACGGCCAGCAACAGGCCATCGACTATAAGACCGACTGTCTGTTGCACTGGGGCGGGCTGACCGAGGCGCAGCTGTCGCTGGGTGTGCTGACCGAGGCTGAGCGCCGCGCGGGCATGTTCCTGCGCCATGACTATGAGGCGCTGCTGATGGCCACCACCAAGGAACGCTACGACTCGCTGAGCCGCGCAATCGGTGGGCCGTGGATGACATGGCAGGAGGGGCGGCGCTTGGAACAGCTGGATGATCTGCCGCCTGGTGAGCAGCCCTATCCGCCATCGAACATGACCCGTGAAGACAAAGGGTCGGACAAAAAAGAGGGAACGGACGAATGAAACAGGGTTCCATTCTGGCCCGCCTCGGTGGGCAGCTGATGGCGGTTGATCCGGTCTATGGCCGGGAATGCCTGTCGAGTGACTGGCCTGCCGCCGCGATGGCGGCACGGTCGGATATGGTGGCAGGCACGGATCTGAAGGTGGAGCGCGGGGAGCGGTTTGTTTCGGTGCGCGGCGTGGCTGTCATGCCGATCCGGGGCATCCTGACCCCGAATTCAGAGATACTTGAACGCTATCTGGGCTGGGCCACCTATGCGGGGATCGAGGCGGCCTGTGCGGAAATCGCGGCGGCTGATGATGTTGGCGCGGCGGTTCTGGAAGTTGATTGCCCCGGCGGGACGGTGCTGGGGCTGGCGGGCGCGGTGGCGTCGGTTGCAACGCTGGCTGCGGTAAAGACGGTCTATGTGCTGGCGAATCCGCTGGCCGCGTCTGCCGCCTATGCCATCGCATCGCAGGCCACCAGCATCGCAATGACATCTGGCGCCTATGTCGGATCTATCGGGGTCATTCAGCAAACCGCTGCCCCGGTTCAGCCCGATATGTATGGGGATCAATGGAACGTTCATGTGTCGAGCCATGCCCGCGCCAAATGGGCAGACCCACGCACCGATGCCGGGCTTGCGGAAATCAGGCGCGGTCTGGATGAATTCGAGGCGGTGTTTCATGCCGATGTGGCGCGGGGCCGGGGTATCGCGCCCGATGCGCTGGCGGCGCTGCTGTCTGTGACCGATGACCCTGCCGATGGCGGGGCGGTGTTTCAGGCTGCCGAGGCGATCCGGCGCAAGCTGGCCGACACAATGGAAACACGGGCCGCATTCTATGACCGGGTGTTTGCCGCGCATGCGCCGCAGCCCGCGCGGACCAAGGCCGCCGCCCGTGCGTTCTCGGCGCAGGCAGCAGCTGCGGCAGCGCTGGCGAACTGCTGATCTGAAATCACGCAACCGCGTGTGACGTGACCCCGCCCGGTGCAGCCGGTTCGCGGGGCTGAAACTGTGGCCTTGCGTGATGCGGCCACCATCATGGAGACGGATATGAAGAATCTCGACGATCTGCGCCGCGACCGGAAGGCCGCTGCCGACACGATGAAGGAAAAGGCCACGGCCATCAGCACGCTGGAGGCCGTGGCCGCGCCGGATGCAGAGGCGATTGCCAAGGCCTCGGCTGAGTTCGACGCCGCACAGGCTGCGTTTGACGCGGCTGACAAGGCCGTGAAGCGCGCAGAGGCCGTGGAGGCAGCGGGCGCTGCGGCAGCGGGTCCGGGCGATGGGGCGGCAGGCGGTGCCGGTGCGGCCGGAACGGCGGCGGCACAGGCGGCAAACCCGGAGCATAAGGGGGCCGAGGTCGGCTTTCTGATGCACGCGCTGTATCAGGCCAATGGGGATCGCGACAAGGCTATGGCTGTGCTTGACCGCGAAGGTCATTCCGGGATCAGCGCCTCACTGTCTGGCCTGACCGATGGTGCGGGCGGGATCACCATCCCGCGCCCGATGGCCGCCACGATGATCGAGCTGCTGCGCAGCCGCGTGGCTGTGCGCGCCTCGGGCGCGCGGTCTGTGCCGATGCCTGCCGGTGAGCTGCGCCACGCCAAGCAGACTGGCGGTGCAACCGCCGGATATGGCGCAGAGCTTGCCGTTATCGTCTTATCCGATCCGACCTTTGACGCGGTGGATATGTCGTTCAAGAAGCTGACCGCGCTGGTCGGGGTGTCGAACACCCTGCTGCGGCAGTCGGGTCTGCCCATGGCGATGGTGGTGCGCGATGATCTGCTGAAGGTCATGGCGTTGCGCGAGGATCTGGCGTTCCTGCGCAATGACGGCACCGGCGGCAACCCCAAGGGTCTGATTTCCTGGTGCCTGGGTGGCAACCTGCAATCGGCTGTTGCGGCCACGGCTGCGGCGGCAGAAACCGCCATCCGCCGCGCCGTGTCGCTGGTCGAGGATGCCAATGTCGGCATGGTCAGCCCCGGCTGGATCATGCGGGCCAGCGCCAAGAACTGGCTGGCCGGTCTGCGCGATGCGGCGGGCTATCATGTGTTCCCGTCGATTGACCAGAACGGCACCCTGAAAGGGTTCCCGATCAGGCTGTCGTCGCAGATCCCGACCAACCTGGGCGCGGGCACCAATGAGACCGAAGTGACCTTTGCGGACTTTTCGCAGATCATGATCGGGGATGCGGCGAACATCACCCTGGCGATGTCCACCGAAGCGGCCACCGTCACGGGTGGTATCACTACCTCGGCATTCCAGACCGATCAGACCCTGTTCCGCGCGGTGTCGGAGCATGACCTTGCCCCCGAAAACGATGTGGCGATTTCGGTCATTCGCGGCGTGAACTGGGCCGCCTGATCCGGCGCTGACCTTGTGATCATCTGCGCCCCGGCCTGACCGCTGGGGCGTGGTTTCAATCCAACCTGACACGGGATTTCCCATGAAGATCAACAAATACACGGGGCTGGTGGCCCTGACGTTGCTGCGTTCGCATGCCGTTTACAACAAGGGCGAAACGGCGGGCTTTCTGCCCGGTCATGCACAGCAGCTGATTGCGGCGGGCGCAGCGGTGCCCTTTGATCCCGACGCCAAGGCGGCGGTTTTGCCCGTGGTGGATGATGGTGCTGCCGATGCTCTGGCGGCACGGGCTGCGGAGTTGGACGCGCGCGAAAAGGCGCTTGCTGATCGTGAGGCTGCCTTGATGAACGCGCCTGCCGACAAGCCGAATGAGCCGCCTGCACCAGCTGACGCTGCAAAGACCGGCGCGCCCCCGAAACAGGGCAGCAAGTAAGCTGACCGAAGCGGAACAGGAAAGGGCAGGGCCATGCAGGTGATCGGGGAAGCCCCGCAAGCGGTTTCGGTTGCGGCGTTCAAGCGGGCGGTGATGATCGCCGAGGATGACACAGATCATGATGTGGCCCTGACCGCCTATCTGGCGGCAGCGCAAGAGGTGGTGGAGACTGCGGCGCGCCGTCCGCTGACCCCGCGCGTGGTGCAGTTCACCACCTGGGCCGGGTTGGGCCTGCGCTGGTGGGTGCCGCTGGCCCCGGTCAGCGCAGTCACGGCTGTCGCCTATGATGACGGGTCGGATTGGGTGGATGTGCTGCCTGCCGAATTTCGGCTGGTGCAGGGTTTTGATGAGCCGCAGGTGCTGTTCACCGATGCGGCGTTTGCCGGATTGTCCTGTCTGGCCGGTCTGCGGATCACTGCGACTGTGGGGCATGTCACGCCGCCCAAGGGGTTGATGCAGGCAGTGATCCTGCTGGCAAAAGACTGGTTTGATACCGGGGTGGCGGTCGAGGATCACAAGGAAACCGCGTTGAATTTCGGGTGCCGGTCGCTGATCCGGCAGGCGCGATATGTGCGCCCGCGCGAATGGGGCAGCGCATGAGCCGGGGGCTTTTGCGCTACAAGCTGCGCGTTCTGCGCAAGGGCGTGGTGGATGACGGGTTGCAGCGGGTCGAGGCGTTTGCCCCGTTCGGTCACGCGATCTTTGCCGAGCGCCGCGACATTTCGGATGCTGAGCGGCTTCGGTCGGGTTCGGTTGTGGCAGAGATTGCGACCCGGTTCCGGGTGCGGCGCGGGACACTGGCCAATCAGATCACCGCTGCCGACCGGCTGGAGGGCGGCGGCGTGGTCTGGGCCATCATCGGCCCGCCCAAGCTGTCTGGGGATGATGACCGGATGCTGGAAATCACTTGTGCGAGGGCTGTCCTGTGAAGCTGACCGAGGGGTCCGGGTTCAAGGAAATGGATGAGATGCTGAAATCTCTGCCCAGATCCACGGCAATGAGTGTCGCCAAGCGCGCGATGAAAAAGGCGCTGGCCCCGGTCGAGGCGGCGGCGCGGGCAGATGCGCCGTCGCCGCGCGAGGCGGGGGCTGTGGGTGTGTCAAACAAGCTGACCAAGGCACAGGCGCGGGGCAACCCGGATCGGGACACCGCGACCGTGGTGAATATGTTTGTCGGGTCCAGGTCCAAGCTGGCGCATCTGTTTGAGTTCGGGACCGGGCCACGGTTTCAGAAGTCCGGCAAGTTTACCGGGATCATGGCTCCGCGTCCGTTCATGCGGGCAGCCTGGGATGGCAACAACGCCGAGGTGTTGCGGCTGTTGTCTACCGAACTGGGTGCCGAAATTGAAAAAGCGTTCGCACGGGCTGCCCGCAAGGCGGCGCGGAAAGGGTGATCACGTGAAGGCACAGTTGCGGGCGCATCTTGGGGCGGCGCTGGCCCCTGTTCCGGTGGATTGGGGATGGAACCCGCAAGGGGAGGCTGCTCCGCGCGTGGTTCTGACCGTGGTGTCGGGTGATCCTGACTATGCGCATGACGGGCCGTCTGGCTACCGGCAAAACCGGGTGCAGGTTGATTGCTATGCGGTCAGCTACACCCCTGCGGATGCGCTGGCGGCGCAGGTGCGGGCGGCCCTGTCGGGCTGGGTTGCGCCGCCGGTCAGCGGGGTTTTCGAGGTTGGCGAGCGTGATTTGCCGCCCGACACGGGCGCGGGCGAGCTGCTGGCGCGGGTTTCACTGGATTTCATGATCCATCACAAAGAGGGCTAGGACATGACAACGGACATTGGTTTTCAGACAGAAGTTCTGGTCGGCACGAATATCGCGGCTGTGACCGCGACCGTTCTGCTGGCCGGGCTGAAGGCGGTCACGCCACCCGCCTTGTCGCGGGGGGAGGCAGACATCACGGCGATGGGTGAGCCGGATTTCCTAAAGCAGTTCATTCCGGGGCTGACTGACCCCGGCGAGCTGCCACTGGAGCTGAACTGGTTGCCTGACAGTGACGCCGAAGAGCTGTTGCGGGAAATGTTCGCAGAGCGGCAGTCCCGCCTGATCATGATCCGGTTCAATATGGTCACACCGAGGGTGACCTGTTCATTCCGGGGGTTCCTGCGCGAACGCACCCCGACAGTTCCGATGGAGGATGGCATGACCTGCGCTGCCACCTTCCGGGTTACCAGCAAAATGACCTGGGGCACTGTCGCATGAGGGGCGAGGTCAAATTCAAGGTTGGCAGCAAGTCGCATTCGCTGCGTTTTACCGCGAACCGCATCTGCGATCTAGAGGCGCATTCGGGGCGGCGTATTCAGGACTGGGCGGATGAGCTGTCGGACGAAAGCCGCTCTTCGTTTGTGTCGCTGCGCACCCTGTTTGCCGCCGGGCTTGACTGCACCGAGGTCGAGGCTGGCGACATCATGGATGAGCTGGGGCTGGAAGAGGTTGGCAATCTGATCGGGCGCGCGCTTTCGCTGGCGTTTGCAGGGGTGGAGTCTGCTGATACGAATGCCCCTGGTGCCCCTGCGGGAAAGCGCAAGGCAGCGGCGCGATAGATTGGCCGGTGCTGCTGCGCAACTGGGTGGCGGCAGGTCTGCCGTCTGGCGAGTTCTGGCCGATCACACCCGGTGAAATCACGGTGATCCTGCGCGGCGCGCGGGATCGCATCCAGCGCGAGGCAGAGATTGCCAAGCGTCTGGTCTATGCGCAGGCGGTGCTGAACAGCCACGCCTGGCACGGCCCGCGCCGGATGCCCGATTTTGACCGCTTCTTTGGAACGGCCCGCGCGCCCGGAAGTGCGCGGCAGACCCCTGAACAGATGATGAATGCCTTGCGCGACTGGTCTGCAAAGGTCAGCGCTGCGGGCTTGCCGGAGGTGCATTGAATGGCGGCTATTGTTGGTGCGTTGCGGGCGGTGCTGTCGCTGGACAGCGCGGCATTCACCAAAGGCGTCAAGAGTGCGCAGGGCGACATGTCGGGCCTGCGCAAGTCGATGGCTGCCATCGGGAAAAACCTGAAGATCGCCGGGGCCGCGATGACAGCGGCCAGCACCGGGGTCGCCCTGACGATCAAGGGGCAGCTGGACGCTGCGGATGAGATGTCGAAGTCGGCACAAAAGTTCGGTGTGCCGATCGAGAGCCTGTCCAAGCTGAAGTATGCGGCAGACATGTCTGGTGTGGCGATGGGCACACTGGGGACGGGCTTGCAGAAGCTGTCAAGAAACATGGATGCTGCGGCGAGCGGCAACAAGAAAGCCGCTGCGATGTTCAAGGAAATGAACATCGAAGTGAAGAACGCTGACGGCACCCTGCGCGACACAGAGGCGGTGCTTGGCGACGTGGCCGATGTTCTGGCGAAAATGCCGGATGGCGCGGCCAAGACGGCGCTGGCGATGGAGGTTTTCGGCAAGTCCGGTGCCGAGCTGATCCCGATGCTGAACGGCGGCAAGACGGCTTTGCAGGCGTTGACCGATGAGGCGGCATCGCTGGGGATCGTGATCGACGCCAAAACCGGCAAGGCGGCTGAGAATTTCAACGACAACATCAGCCGGCTGAAAACGGCGATAGGCGGTCTGGTGGTGCAGCTGACGGCTGCGCTGGCCCCGACACTGGAAATGATCTCGGAAAAGATGGTCGATGCCACCAAGTGGTTTCGGGATCTTTCGCCCGAGACACAGACGCTGGCTGCAAAATTTGCGGTAGTGGCGATGGCTGCCGGGCCATTGGTGCTGGGGCTGGGGTTTGTTGTGTCGTCGCTGGGCAGCGTGGTGCTGGCGATCCGTGCGGTCACCGCCGCCATGCTGCTGAACCCGTTCGGCCTGATCATCACCGCGGTCGTCGCGGCTGCGGCGGCAATCTATTATTATTGGGAGCCGATCAGCGGATTCTTCACCGATCTTTGGGCGGGGATCACATCAACCGCAACGGCTGCCTGGGATGGCATCAAGGGGCTTTCCGCTGCTGCCGTGGCGGGAACGCTCGCCGCATGGGACGGCATCAAGGCCGTGTTCGGTCTGGTGCTGTCGAATGTGGCAGCGGCCTTTGTGGAGGGTTGGGAGGCGATCAAGGCCGAGGTCAGTACCTGGCCTGCGCGGTTCATCGAATTTGGCGGGCAGATCGTTGACGGCCTGAAGCAAGGTATCTTGGACAAGTGGGATTCCATGATGGCCAGTCTGCGGGGCAAATGGGATGACCTGAAAAACGGTTTCGCTGATGCCCTTGGCATCCGGTCACCATCCCGCGTGTTCCGGGGGTATGGCCAGAATATCACCGAGGGCCTTGCAATCGGGATCGGCGAAAATGCCCCGATGGTCGGGGAAGCGATGGATGAGGTGGGCGCAGCGTTGAAGGGATCGAACGGATCTCTGGAAAGCGGTTTGGACTCGCTGAAATCGACGATTGAAAACGTGTTTGTCGGCCTGGTCACCGGGTCGATGAAGGCCAAGGATGCGGTGCGGCAGCTGGCGCAGCAGCTTGCGCAGATGCTGGCGAAGGCGGCTTTCAGCAAGCTTTGGGGCGGCGTTCTGAGCGCCATCGGGTTTGCCGATGGGGGAGTATTTCAGGGCGGCAAAGTGCAAGCCTTTGCCAAGGGTGGTGTGGTGGCTGGGGCCACCGCATTTGCGATGCAGGGCGGATTGGGCGTGATGGGCGAAGCCGGGCCGGAAGCGATCATGCCACTCAAGCGCGGGGCTGACGGTCGCCTGGGTGTCGAGGCGGCAGGCGGTGCCGGTGGCGTTCTGGAGATCCGCCTTAGCCCGGAACTGGAGGCGCATTGGCTGCAAAAGGCCGCCATGCAGTCTGTCCATGTCACACGGGCCGGGGCGCAGCAGCAGCAAAAGGCCTTTGGCCAGACCGCACAAAGCTATAACGCACGGGGCACCACCGGATGAGAGCGATAGTTGATCTGCCGCGTCTGTTCGTGCGGACAAGCGTAGTACCATGGAAAATCGACTGGCGCGGGCAATCTTCCGGCCCGGATACCGGCGGCGGTGATCAGACTGTGGTTTCCGGGTTCCCGCGCTTTGTCGGGGCGGTCGCGCTGGTGCTGCCGCCGGAAATGGTGCTGGAGTTCCGGGCCATTCTGACCCGGTTGCGCGGCAGGGTAAACGCGCTGCGGGTGCCGATGGTCGATCCGCTGAGCGGGATGGTTTCAGGTGGGCTTACAGCGGAAACCTATATGGCATGGCAGGCAGGTCAGTATGTCGAACCGCGCCCCAAGGTCCGGGTGGTTGCTGCTGCCGCGCGCGGTGTGGGTGAGATCGTGGTGGATGAAACCGACATTCTGCGCCCGATTCAGATCGGGTCAAACCTGTCATATGATGACCGGCCTTTTTCGGTTGTCGGGCGGTCTGGCTACGGGGCGACTGTGACGCTGCTGGTCGAACGGCTGGCCGTGGCAATCCCCGAAGATGCAATGATCGACCTGGAGGCGAGGGGCATCTTCACGCTGGATGACCCGTTGGCGGCGATGCCTGATTATGGACTTGATCATGTGGCGCAAACGACCGTGGCCCTGACAGAGTGGATCACCAGATGAGCTTTTTCCCGGCAGGCTTTGATCCCCGTGCCGATGTGGTGGGGGGGCTTTCGCTGGTCTCCATTGACACGCCTGACGGGCTGTTCCGGTTTCTGCTGGGCGGTGACGGGGTGTTCCGCGACATCGACGGCCATGACTGGTGGGGGGCGACGGTGTTGGACGTGCCAGCGGTGCCCCTGCCCATCGGCGGCACCGCGCCCGAAGGCGCAATCGGGATGTCATTCTTTCAGGATCCAAGCCAGCCGGAGCTGATCGACCAGGTGCGGGCGCTGGGGTCCGACTATGTGCGCGGGCGGGCGATCACCTATTGGCTCCAGCCGCTCGGCCACGTGAACCATATCTATGCGCCGGTCTGGCCGCCGCTGCGCCTGGCCGCGTTTGAGATGCGGTCCGTGTCCCTGGAGGTGTCAGGGCCGCAGATGCGGCGGATGATGTTGAAATACGAATCCGCCTTTGCCGGGCGCAACACGGCGCGCGGCTGGTACTACTCGACCGCCGATCACGAAAAGCTGCTGGGGGCACCGAACCCGTCTTTGTCACGCATGCCGACCGATGGCCGGGTGACTGAGCCAATGTTCTGATCATGGACCGTCTGAGCGCGTTCATGGGTCTGCTGATCCATCGCCCCTTTGTCTGGGGGTTTCGGGATTGTGTGACCGTGCCTGCCGACTGGGTGCTGAGCTGCACCGGCAAGGATCCGGCGGCAGATCTGCGGCTGACCTATGACGATGTGGCCTCTTGCCAGCGGGCCACGCGGTTTTTCACCGACCCGCTGGCGGTGGTGGGGCCGCGCATGCAGGCCTGCGGACTCGCGCGCACCGACGATTTTGCCCGCGGTGATGTGGGTCTGATTCGGCTGGCCGCCGAAGACGGCACCGGCGCGCATGGGGCGATCTGTCTGGGGGGCATCCACTGGGCGGCAAAGAAACAGGATCGAGGGATTGTGGTGATCGAGCGGCCCGAGATTATCGCGGGCTGGCGGGTGCCGTTATGAGGCGGGTTGCCATGGCTGTCCTGCTCTGCAGCACCACGCTGGCAGCCCCGCGCGCGGCGCAGGCCGGGCCGGTGCTGGCCTTTGTGCAGGGCATCGCGTCATTCATCTCGACCGGCGCGGTGGTGGGGGCCGGGATCGGCGGGGCCTTTGCGCTTGGGTCGCAGGTTGCGGCGATCCTTGGCGGCACCATTCTGGGCCGCCTGGCGGTGTCACTGGCGTTGCAGGCCATCGCTATGCGGATCAACCGCCCCAAGCTGCCGCGCCCGCCGGAGCGCATGACGAACTTTGCACAGGGCCGGTCGTTCATGGAACGCTGCTATGGCGTGGTGCGGAAAGGCGGGCCTGTCGGTTTGACCGGCAAGGTCAACCGGGTGCGCTATTACGCAGTGCTGCTGGCGGCGCATGAGATTGACGGCGTGGTACAGCATTATCTGGATACGCGGCAGGCCGAGGTGCAGACTGGCGAGCTGACCGAGCTTGCCGATGTGGTTGCTGTCTTTTCAGCGAACATTGCTCTCACGGGTGAAGCTGATTTGCCCAGTGGCACTGATGGCGAGATGACCTCCAACTCCCGCGTGATCGTGACCGGACAGACCAACCCGGTCGAAAACGGTGTCTGGATCACGTCAGAGGATGCCTGGACCCGGCCTGCGGATTTCAACGCTGGCACGGTCTATGAGCGGGTGTTTCTGAAACGCCCTGGGTCGTTTCTCTTGTTTGGCAACATTACCCTGACGGCGGATTTGCGCGGCGTGGTGATCGGCACCCATCCGCAATTCTGGGCTGCCGGCGCGCCGCTCCAGTCTGGTGAGATCGCGACAGAGCCGATGCGCGGGGCCGGTCGCATCAGGGTCTATCGGGGCGCAGCGGGGCAGGGCGCTGACCCGCGCCTGATTGCGGCGTTCCCCGGCGAGGTGACCGCAGCCTATGACTTCGCCGGTCTGGCCTATGCCGCGATCGAGGCCAATGATGTGGACGCGGAACGGTTTCAGGAGGTCTACACACAAGGGCGCCATTGGGTCTATGCGCCGGTGATCCGGGGTCATAACCGGGTTTACGATCCGCGCGATGGCAGCTTTGGCTGGACAGACAATGCCGCGCTGATCTTTGCGCATGAATGCCAGCTGTTCGGCAAGGCGGTGGACTGGGCCGAGGTCGCGGCAGAGGCGGATGTCTGTGACCAGATCGTGACCAACGCGCAGGGCGGCACCCAGAAGCGCTGGACGGTCAACGTGATCTTTGACGATGGCATGAGCTGGGAAACCGTGCGCGAGACAATTGCCACGGCCTGCGACGGCTGGACCTATCAGCGCCCGGAAGGTGGGGTCGGACTGCTGGTCGGGCGCTATATCGAGCCGACGATCACCCTGACTGACCGGGATTTCCTGAGCCTCGGCGTCGATGACGGCGACCGTGGCCCGGATGAGGCGGGTGAGTTTGTCATCAGCTATGTCGAGCCGTCGCGTGATTACAGTGAGGCCCCCAGCGGGGCCTATGTCGTGGCGGCGGGCAAGCCGCGCAACGAGATCGAATGCTTTGCCATCGACAGTCACAATCAGGCGGTGCGTGTCGCCAAGAGCGTGGCACGGGTGGTCTATGCAAATTTCACGCTGCGGGGCGTGATCAAGATGATCGGCTATGAGTGCATCGGGAAGCGGTTCCTGCGCATCGCCCATGCCGGAATCGGGCTGGATGTGGTGATCGAGGTTGACCGGCTGGAGCGCCGCCCGGACGGGATCAGTTTTGACTTTGAAGGGCACAGCGTGACGGCGGCTGATTATGCATTCAACGCCGCCACCGAAGAACCGGCGTGTCCGGTCAATCTGCCGGTGTCGTCGGACGACTCGGTGCAGCCCGCCTCAGGGCTGGTCGGGCTGTCTGTCCCGGCGACAGGCGGGGTGGCGCAGATACAATGGACATGGCCGCCGCAGCCCCCGTCGCTGAACCAGCAGCTGCGTATGCGGTCGGTCGAGGCGGGCGCGGAAGAGTGGCAGACCGTGACGATGTCATCCGGGCAGACCGCGCTGACGGTGGGCGGGCTGGTGGATGGCGCGACATATGACGGGCAGATCCGCAACCGCACGGTGGGCGGGCGGGTGTCGGACTGGTCTGATACGGTCAGCATCACAGCCGTTGCCAACTCGGTCCCGCCGCAGGACATCATCGGCTTCGGTCTCACCGATGTGGGTGGCGGCGATGTCCTGGTGGCATTCCAGACGGCGGACGACCCAAACTATTCCGCCGCCCGGATCTGGCGCGGCACCTCGGCCAGCTTTGCTGGGGCCACGCTGGTGCATACCAAATTCGGCGCGCCGGGGCTTATCGACAGCTGGACCGACACGGGTCTGCCGCCCGATGACCACTGGTACTGGCTGGCACCGATCAACGGCTCTGGCGTGGCCGGAACCGTGATCGGACCGCTGACAATCACACTTTCATAAACTGGGGGCGCTATGCCGACTGCTTTGACTCTGACCGTTGTGCGCGGTCCGATTGAAACGCCTTTGGGTGAGAAGCCCGCGCATGGCCGTTTCTACATGGCCCTGCGCGCGGCGGATCGTGAAGGCAGTACGACCATTGCTCCGGTCTTGATCGAGATCGCCCTTGACGCAGATGGTGACTTCTCGCGCGCGGTTTGGGCCAATCAGGCCGGTGAAGTCGGCCTACCTTATGCGGCGTGGGTGACCTGGTGGTCCGCAATTGAGAACCGTCAGAAGACTGCTGCGCTGGGTTATGTCTCTGTGCCGACTGTAGGGACGCCAGATCTTGCCGATCTTTGGACTGGTGAGGCCCCGGACTTCGTTCCTGCCGAAATACTCGCGGTCATGCAGGGGCTGCTTGCCCAAACGCAGGCACTTGCGGGTGCGGCGGCCGGATCGGCCGCAGCCGCCGCGCAAGATCGTATCCAAACCGGGCTTGATGCAGCCGCTGCCCAGCTCGCAGCTGTTCAGGCCGCGCTTTACGATCCTACGTTCCGCTTCAGTGATGTGCCAAATCTGCTTGCATCCACGCGCACAGCAGGCGGTGAGGGTGTGGTTTGGCAGGCAGGGCCATACCTCTACCGGGAGGCCACTCCAACCGCGACAGATCACGACGTTACCAACGCGGTTGGGGTGAAGCTTTATGTCATGCTTACCTCGTCGGGCGAACTCCCGGCGGACGCGTTTGGGATCGGGACCGTCGACGATAGCGTGCCCATGGCGGCGGCTTTTGCCGCGCAAGCACGCAGGCTTCGTACCCCTCAGCCAGTCATCAACGGGACGACTGCAAACACGGTCCCGTGGCTGGCGTTTTCCCAGCGGCAGTACTATTGGGCAACACCGATCACGCTTCCGTCGCACTGCTTTGTAAAAGGAAACGGCTGCATCTTCGCTGGCCCGGCGGGCGGTCGGCTCTTCAACGGGTCTTTGAACGGCTATCATTGGATCATGGAAGACGTGACGTGGGCGGGCGATGACATCGAGGCCATCTTCGCCGACATGAACAACCTGAACAACGCGCGTTTCCTGTTCAGGCGCAACGTGTTCGCCAACCGGGTTCATACCCTTGATCGGTTTGCTATCAGGATCAAGTCAACTTCCTCTCAGGTGATCCTTGAGGACTGCCGGGTTTCGGTCTGCCCCAACGTCCTGGAAACTGACGTTGACTTCACCCACATCAGCAAGGGCTGGTATCAGGCGTGGATTTCGCTTCCCGGTATTGGGACCGCTGCCCCCACGGGCGCGCGTTTTAAATTTTCAGGTCGTTTCGTGCATTTCAGTCATGGCGTGGCAATCCCTGAGCCTGATGGATCGACAAGGCAGGCAGGGGCCCGGTGGATTGACCGCGTAGGCAACACTCGCATCTACATGGAGGATTGGCATTTCGGCGCTGAGAATGCGGGGCTGCCCATCATCTACAACTTCCAGAACGCGAGCTATGACAGCGCCACCAGCCGGCAAACCTCGATTCTTACCTTCAAGGACAGCCAGCTTGCATGCGGCTCAGCTAGTCGGCCCGACGCGGGAGTAATTGTGCTGCAAAACGGTGTCCTGCCAGGATGGGTGGACATGCAGAACTGTGAAAGCCTCGGCCTGGCCCCCGTCATTTCGGCACACGGGTACGATCCGACAGGTGACGCTACAACTCAGAACGCGGCGCTTCTGGCAGCACTGCTGGCCGCTCCTGCCAATCGGTTTGATATGCAGCTTTCGATTAATGACCCGTTCAAGTCACGCGTTCCTGATGCCTTGCGGGGTTACGTCCGTCAGGTTGAGGGACGAAAGCTGAAGGCCTACATTTCCCCGGAAGCCGGTGTCGCCATACCAGCTGTCGATGGTTTGAAACTGCAGCCGAATGACTCCGGAGCCCGCTCTCACGACACGTTCTTCGTCCGTGTGTCAGTGAATTGTGGAATGCCCAGTTCGCGCACGCTCTACCAAGAGAAAGTGTTCAAAGTCACCATTCTCTCGAACGGCACGGGCAACCTGTTCTCAAATGTGGCGGTCGATGATTTTTTCGAGTGGGCGCGCTTTGGAGCGCCCGACAACGTTGGCGATGTGCTTATCACGCTCGCGCAGAGGTCAGGGGCGTCTGGCACCCTGATTGGCTTCGATGTGTCGCTCGCCGCGTCTGTGGTCAGCTCCTACCAGTCCATGCAGGTCGAGGTTTTTGGCAACATCCGGAGCTCCGCCGCTACCGGCACGCGGGCGCTCCTGCCATGCCTGGTATAAGGTGACTGTGTATGTAGAAGCGCAGCACACGCTTATTCTTAGTTCGATGACGACCCCGCCTCGCGCGGGGTTTTTTCTAATGCGCAGGAGACGCGACTTTGACTGATCCAGACACCGGCCTTGTCGGAGCCTTGCAGGCGCTGTTGGGCGGCGCGGCTACCACGCTATTCGCGGCCACCCTCGGGCGGCTGGTTTATCACGGCGGGGAGGTCCGGGCGGGTCGCCGCCCGCTCTTTGGCTGGCATCTGATCTGGGAGGTTCCTACGGCGGTTGTCATGGCCTTAGTCGCGGAATCCCTGGCCACCTATATGGGGCTGTCACCGCAGGTGACGACCGGCGTTGTCGCAGTGTTGGCCTATCTCGGCCCGCGCGGTGCGCGTGACGTTGTAGACCGGGTGGTCTTCAAACCAAAGGGCTGACCCGGCCCGCATCACAACCCGACACCGCCCCGCCATCGTGCGGGGTTTTTCATTTTCAGGAGGGCGCGATGACACGCGAAAACATGCGGCTGGTGCAAACCGGCCTGAAGGGGCTGGGCCATGATCCTGGCCCGCTCGATGGCATCTGGGGCGCACGGACGGAGGGGGCGGCGGTGGCATTGATTCGCGCTCGCTCGCCAGCCGTTGTCCTGCCGGTGCCTGACCCGGTTCCGGCCATCGTTGCAGACTGGCGGGTATTCGACGCGGCAGACAAGACGCAGGGGCTGCACCCGAAGCTGTTGGCCGTCCTGGTCCATGCCGCACAACGCAGCGATGTGGGCTTTGATGTGATCGAGGGTGTGCGAACCGCCGCCCGACAAAGGCAGCTGGTGGCTCAAGGGGCTTCCAAGACGCTGAACAGCCGCCATTTGACCGGCCATGCCGCTGATCTGTGGCCGATCGACCCCGCCACCGGCCAGCGCGCCACGATTGACGACAAGCTGCTTTGGGCGCTTCTGCGCCGCATCGCCGCTCATGTCAAAGCCAGCGCCAAGGATCTCGGCGTGATGATCGAGTGGGGCGGGGACTGGGGCTGGGACGCCCCGCATTTTCAACTGAACCGTAAACAATTTCCCTGAAAGGAACCAACATGGACCTGATCAAACAATTGCTGACCAGCGAACAGCTGCTGGGCCTGATCGTCACCGCCATCGGCCTGGTGCTGACCGTCATCATCAACCGCGCCGCTGCGGCCTTCACGCTTGCCACCGGCATCCAGATCGAGAAGGGCCATCGGGACGCACTGCACCAGGCGATCAAGAGCGCGGTGGAGAGTGCGCTGTATCACGGCCCTGATGTCGCCCTCGGCACGCTCAAGGCGCATGTGGTTCAGCATCTGAGGGAATCGGTGCCGGGCGCGCTGAAGGCCCTGACCCCCGGCGATGGTGTGCTTGACCGGCTGGTGGAGCGCTACGCTCATGAGGCACTGACCAAGATCGGCGAGCCGAAGTGAGGGCGCGGCCATAGCCTTTGTTTAGCGCGCCCTCGCACGATTGAGGTGGCGCTTCATTTTTGGGACATTCTTTTATCTTTGAAACGCCTCACTTTTCTGTGAAGGCTGTGTGACCTTAAGATTTGGAGATTCCCTTGAAACGTTTTGTCGCTTTTTCCTGCATGCTCTCACTTGCTGCCTGTGTGCAGGAACCCCTTGCTGAGTACCGCCCGGTTGTGGACCCCGCAAAATCAAATCCAGCCAAGTTTGAACGGGATCTTGCGTCCTGTCGCAACGTAGGTTTGACAGCGGAAGCTGCCTACAAAAAGCGCCAAGAGCAGGAGATGGCGCAGAACATGATTGCCGGGATTTTGGTTGGGGCAATCGCTGGCGCGGCCATTGGTGACAGTTCAAACTATGCCGCCGCTGGCGCGGCATACGGTGCTGGCGCAGGTGCGGCGGCCACTGACACTGAGCTGGCGCAAGGTGGCCCTCGCCGGATCATTGATCGCTGCATGGCGGATCGAGGACACACTATTCTGAACGATCTTGGCAAAGGCTGAGAATCGGTTATTTGTTGAATTTGTGCCTCCTCGGGAAACCGGGGGGCATTTCTCATTCAAAGTAGCGGCACTTCGCCTAAAATGTGATTTCCAGAATCGCGCGACGTTCCGCATATGTTCGCGCATGATCAGCCAGCACCACCTGCACATCACCTGCGCCTGCGGGCGCTATCGTTACCTGCGGGCGGAGGATATTCCGCCCGCATGGCTGGGCGATACCGGCCTAAACATTCACCCATGGGTGTTTGACCGCATGGTCTGCCTGTACTGCGGGCGGCGCGGGCGGCCACTCTCTACCGTCATCGCCCCCGTCCGGCGTGGCGGCATGAGTGACAGCGCTGTGCTGCCTGTGGGGGCGGCTAAATCGGGGCCGGATCGCTGA